TCTAAGATTACTAGCTATATTTAAAACAGCTCTCGTTGAACAAATCAAAATAAGCAACAGAGATTTGTTCGATTATAATGTATTTTACAGTCTAAAAGAAGCATTATTAGATTATGATTTTACTTTAACTAAAAAGAATTATAATCAATTAGATGCTTTAGCTTCAATAAATGAAAAGAAACATTATGAACAATACTTAAAAACATTTTGTAGATGAAAAAGACTTTAAATCAATTAAAGGCAAATAGAAGGAACTTATCTCTTATGCTTTTAGCAGGCATGATTACTAATCTGAAACACATTAAACATTTTGTTAGAGACACAGAAGTAGTAATAAGAATAGATACACTGTTAGCAGCTATAGAAAGACTTAGATCTTCAATTAAAGAAACTACTTATGAATCGTGGTCGGCATAAAAAGAGTAAAGAAAAAGGATTCAATACTCAAGCAGAAATCTTAAACTTTATACAAAAAGAGCTTTATAAATTACTAGCAATATGTGAAGATAGATTAGCATATCGTGTATATGATTATTATGCAAAAGCGAGTATTAGTAGTAATGATGGAGGAGGCTATTGTGAGATAGTTGCGTGGTATATTAATACTAGATATTATCTTGATAATTTTATGAGTAAAATCAGAATAACACTTAATGAAGCAACTATTAAAAACCGTATCTATACGATTAAATTTGAATTTGGAAATAGTTCAAAAATATTTAAATATAAACATGAATAAAAAAGGCTTAAGAGGTTTTATTAGGAATAAATTGCCTAAGACTTGGGAAATTGTTCTTACAAGAGAACGTAAACTTACTGCGTTCATTGAGTATGTATATGAATCAACTCCATCAGTAATGAAGGGAGGTAGAGGTTGGCGACGTGGTGTACATAACATTACAGTCGGATACAATAGATGCAAAATCTATGAAATGTTTCAAGCTGAAAAGAGTAAAGAAGGCTTGATATATTGGGTAGGCGTCTATAATAAAATTAAAGATCTTGAACATCAAATGAATTAACATGGAAATTGTTCAATATGTTCGCTGGACTGAACCAGGAGAGCGAGAAAGACTACAAGAAGTAATGCAGCAATGCAGTGGAGAAATGGAATTTAGAAAAAAAGTAGCTTCTGAATTCAGCATTAGTCCAATGGATGCAGCAGTTGTAGTAAAGAGATTCAAAAATGAATTTATCAAAATACTTAAAACAAAAGGATTATGTTAAAAGCAGGTATGTGGATCGCACAAGGTCCAGAAACTAATGTATTGCTCCTTTTAAGCGGAGTAGAACCATTATTAGAAGTAGTAGGTGCAATTGATCTTAATTACTTTAAACAGAATGGTAAAGCTAAAGATCTTACTAAAGACAGTCCTGAAGTGGTAGATATTATGATGTATCCTGAAAAGTATACATTCGCATTACCATCTATTACTGAAGTAGTTGATAATGTAGGTATTGGTGATTTACAGACTCTAGAAGGCTTAGGAGAAGATTCTAGAAAAGATAAAATCATCGAAGAAGGTATTGCTTACTATAAATCAACTTTACCATTATATGGTATAGAACAAGCTAAAGTAAGAACTAGACTGCATTTAAAGAAGAAATACAGCCTAAAAATGTCTCAAGCTAACTATGTATTCACTGTAATTTGTAAAGCACTAAACAGAGAACCATAATGAGCGATTTTAAGAGACTTATTGAAGCACTCAATGCTGAATTAGAGGAACCTTATAGGTTTACTTTAGACAAGATTATATCTTCTGCAAATTTTGATACTAAAGTATTAGGATATGCAGATAGTGTATTGGATGATTGGGCAAATATACCACCTGATTTAAAATCTAAGATAGTTACTAGTAACACTTGTCTAAGTATCAATAAGTGGATAAATAGAAGACTGTGGATGGATATTCTTAACAATCTATTAGAAGATAAAATATTAAGTCTTCAGACTAGATTAGTAAGAGTAAGGATTGCTATTAATATGTCATTGAAAATGGCATATCCTCTCAATGAAGAAGAGAAAGAAGAATGGAGAGAACATATCTCAGATGTATTCTACAAAAGATGTCTAGCAGTAAATAATTATTATTGCAAAGAAATTATAAAACTTCCCTTCTGAATTTAAGGATTGTAGTTATTGGGTTAACTACAATCCACTAAAATTTAGCTATATGACACAAGAAATAATAGATCTAGTGGAGCAAGCTAAACAAGGTTCTCAAAAAGCATTTAGTAAGTTATACTATAAGTATAAAACTGATATTTGGTACACTATTATGGGTGTAGTTAAGAATACAGACGTTGCTGATGATTTAACATCAGTAGTATTTACTAAAGCTTATGAGAAATTATCTATGTATACTCAACATATTTCATTTAATATGTGGTTAAAAACTATTGCTGTTAATGCATCAATAGACTATATACGTAGAAATAAAAAAGAGCAATTAAATAATTATGTTGATGAAGATGAAAATCCAATTCAATTATCTGCATTAGAGAGAAGTCCTGAAGAAGATTTGATTCTAAAGGAAAAGTTAGATATAGTCTTACAAGCTATACCTACTCTTAAGAGAAAGTATAGAGATTTAATTAATGCTCGTATAGATGGTTTATCTTATAAAGAGATAGCCAGTAAGCTTGCAATGAATGGATTAGCTGTAAAAGGTGATTTAAACAAAGCAAGACAAAAACTTAAACAGAAAACAGATTATTAACAAATACTTTCAACAATATGACTAGTTTTTGTTTACTCCTTTTAGGAGCATTAGCATCTTTTATCATTTCTAGAATGTGTAAAAGTGCTAGTTTGTACGTATTCTTAGTATGCGTACTTTTACTAGGCTTTGTTGTAGGTACTGGAGTAAAAAAGGTAGTTGCAAATACCTCAGATACTCCTTCTCAAGAGTTAGTTGTTACTATGGCTCCTAATCCCACATCTCAAGGTTCTACTGCTTTTGTAGGGACAGTAGATAACCAATCTTATGAAATGGGTCAGGAAGACGGAGGTGAGACGTTAGTAACAACTGATAGAGAAGATATACCTACCATGCCTAACAATGCAGAGATAGAAGATGACAGTTGACTGCACTTAATTTCATAATTTAAGTGTATTAATTGTTAAGTTATTAATTTATTTAAAACATAATCAATATGGCAAAAAGAAATAAAGGTGGAAAGACTCCAAGTGCAAAAGCAGCAAGAAACTTAGAAGCTTTGAAAAAAGCTAAAGAAGCAGTAGAAGCTTCAGCTAAAGTAGAAACAACAAAAGTAGAAGATTCTAAACCAGAAGAAAAGAAGCCTGAAGAAAAACCAGCTGAACAAAAGAAAGGCGGTGTTTATCAGACTCCAATGGGTAAATCAGCATATGAAACTCATATGTTGTGCACAAAATCACCGTATATGAGTCTACTTTCTCTTAAGATTGAGAAAGACAGTAAAGGCATTGAAAATATCAAAGCCGAGTGGAAGAACAATGAAACTAGTGAAACTACTAGTGTTCTCTTCCCAGTATCTAATGTAAAGGAGGGAGACGGAATTGACGTCAAACGGATTAAGGAAGGAATTAAGAATCCTATTCCTGCTGAAGTTCCTAAAACTAAGCCAGTTGAGGAGCCAAAGAAGGAAGATCCTAAATCTACACCTACTGAAAAGAAACCTAAACAGCAGAAGCCAAAGAAGGAAAAAATAGAAGAAGTAGAAGCTGAAGAAATTGACATCAGCAATGCTCCAACTATTAAACCAGCAGCAGCTCCTGCGCCTAACATCGTAACTCAAAACAGTGACAGAATTGATGCAAATCACTCAGTAGATCTGATGAACGCAATTCTGAAACGCCGTGAAGAGATTAAAGATGATCGGGCAATGTATCAAGCAACAGGAAAACAGGCAGACCTTATGATGTTTGTATTGATTCAGAAATGGAATGACCAATTCAAGAATGATGCAAAAGAACAAGGCTTTACTGTGAACGAAGAAATGTTTGCATATTTGAATGAAACAGCTTCTTTGTTCCTCGGTGTTAATTTGCTTCCTAGCAAAACATCTGATGGACAACTTGAGATTAACTTCAAAGATGCTGTCGCAAAGACAAATCCTGAAATGCAGAAAGCTTTAGAACAAGATGCTAAAGTTCCGCAAACTCAGGAAATGCCAAAACCCGAAGAATGTGTTACCGATGAACAGAAAGTAGCGGCAATGTGTACTATTATGAACATGCGGCACAAGCAGAAATCAGGAGGTATAGGTAAGAATGTAGCAAATATGATTGAATTTGCACGGGAAGCCTATAAGCTTGATAAAAATGCAGAACCAGCACAAGTATTAGCAACTGTATTGCTTAAGATGAAAGAAGCAGGACGGAATGCTACATTGCTTGAGGGTTGTGCAAATGCTATTTGGGGTAACCTAACAGGTAATTTGTCAGTTTTAGCATCTCATGCTTGGCTTAAGAATCAATTAACAACATACAACGATGCGCAAGTTGCTAATGTTGTGAAAGTATTCTTAGCTAAGAAGATTACTGATGAAACTGCAAAAAACAATAATTACGAAGAAGAAGCAAAACGGTATTCTCAATTAATTAGTGGAACTAATGACGATCTGATCAATCGTATTATTACTTCTGCTAACAATGAAGGTAAAGATGAAGACAAACTTGTATATCCGGAAATCAAGGGTCTGAATCTTAAAGGTAAACACATTTCAGCAATAAAGACTGTAAACAATCTACGGATTGCTTATGGAGCAGAAATGAATGACAAGATGTTGAAACAAGTAATGCAGAAAGTATCTAGCTTGTACACATCAACCTCTTTGAATCCTCTTACTTTCTATATTGAGAAATCTGCGTATGCTACTAAAAAGTAACAACTAACGCATTATCAAAATGAGTAAAAAACCAACAGTTTTATTTACGCTAGCAATGCTAGCTTTCGGTGGATATGTAGGATTTGTAACTAACTATACGAATACTGCCACCGCACATGAGTATGTGATTCCGAAGTTCACAGATGTACCTCGGACAAAAGACTTTAATATTGATATTAATTTGAACAATAACGCTATAAAATTAAATGGACAAAGCAACCCAGAACAAAATATCAATGTTGAAATCAAAAAGAAAGACAGTATTATCTATCTAACTTCTGTTGTAGAGAAGGAAGTACCTAAATACATTAAGGTAAGAGAACTGCCATCAGTTAAAGAGAATAAAACCACTTGTACGGATATTCTCCAAAGACTGAAACAACAACAATCAGAGAAGATGAATCTGAGTCGCAACTAGAACAGCCAATGCGATTATAGAGCTATAATGGTGTATATCCAGAGATATCTAAATCAAAGGATTAGAAAGTAAATGGTTAGATTACTTTCTTAAAATTAAGATAGTACAGAATATTAGTAGGAATAGAGTATAGCTACAACTATAGGCTATTACTGAAAGTATAATAACTTATTGTGTCTATATACTATCTATAGACTGAAGAAGCAATAAGATAGAGGGAGAGCGTGTACAACCCTCTTGTTTTTGGTGAGAACCGACTGGAGACAGAAACAGAAGACGCAATTAGTAGAGAGCAGTCTACAAAATTAAACAGTACAAGGGGAACGAAATCCTCTTAAGTTACTCGCAGACTTATCATAGTTTGAATCAAGAAGGAGTAATAAACACGATGATGCCCAACAAATCGTAGTGTCCAAGACTACGTGCTGAACATTATCGAGCATATAACGCTCTAGGGTAGCTCCAAACTCCCCTTTATGGCATAGACCATATAAAAATGTCAGTATAGTGTTCTATACTTATCTAAACAGTTATATTGTAACTTAATAAGTTTAGAGATAGTATATATGAAGGTACTTAATTATAATATTATAGCACTACTTATTGAAAAAATATTGATAGATTACCTGGATTAGGCGTAAAGCCTATGCGCAATGTTATGTTAATCAGTACATAGCTAATCCTAAGCTTGTATTACTATACACTCCAGTATAGAGGGATAGAGTGACAAAGTGAGTAGTAGATTGTGTGCCTATTGGCTGAGTAGCAATGATCCAATATTAATAAATAAGGAATCCTGCAACGGACCTCTTTAGGAAATAAGGAGTATGTGAGTTCAAGTAATATTATAATAAACTCAGTTGTTATCTATCTGAGTATAAACCTAGAGTGCTTTGCAACAGGAATATAAAGATAACTAGCGGATGAAGTGCGCAATAACACTATTTCAATACTAAGTGGAAGACATAAAGCTTAGAAGTACTAAATAATTTTATCCAGAAGCATAACTGAAGTTTTATCAAATTTGCACAAGGTGAGATACTCTATCCTTAAGAGTATATGTGAAAGTGAGCATCGCCCTACTCCCAGGTTGAAGAGAAGCAGACACATTAAGAGACGGACACGAAGCAGACCGGAGAAAAATCTGTGCATTGCACTAAGTAGTAGTCTTAACGGGAAGTGACAGAATGTAAATCTATTTGGGAAGTCTCTATTTATGAGAGAATAAACATGTTTAACTTAACTAATGAGGAAGTTCAATGGTAGGTTTTAGGACAAGTAACGATAAGATGGTGAAAGTAAATCCGAGCCACCCTCGACTGTACAATATAATTGCTGACATTTGAAACATTTAAAGTATGTTGCGCAACAATATATGTAAAGTGACGCTGATTCCTTACATTAAAGGATGATAGGTGGAAATCCTAAAGTTATGTGCAGAATAAGAACAAAGTCGTAAGTACACGCAGCCTTAGAATAAACTATTAGGCTATAGAGTGGGTGTTTTGAAACATAAACAGCTCAAAATAAAATTCGGTAGAAGTATTACCGATAGTGAAGTAACAGTTGAGGTTATGAATCATATACAGTACTCCTTACTATAATAGGAAAAGAGCACGTTATGGTTACTGTTAGGCTCTTTAAACAATCAGAAACTAGCATAGCATTCGATTTTCAGATAATTTCAGTTATAATGTTATTTGATGGGTATAAATCTCCTACCGTTGGAGTCCCGTTATACCTCTTTAGGTATTAACTAGCATAGCATTCGATTTTCAGACATCGAATTACATATCTTTTCATAGTTTAGTATTAATAATTTTATGAAGAACGGCTGACTCATCTGTCTCATGAGTAAAGTCCTACGGGGAATGCCGAGTGAAGTAATAACATCACGTTCTAGTAGTAATATTAATAATATAAAGACTTATCTTATAGTTTTCAGATTACTTATCAAATCTTAGCAGAATTTCGTTATAGAGTTTTACTGTTTGAATACAAGAAGTGGCTTTTAAGTTTTTAACAAACGAATAGATATTAGACACTATTCCACTTAGATAAAAGAACTCTATAGCTTACTTTTTAAATTAACTTAGTATTAACTTGCTCCGTAGGTGGAATCAACCACGGAATCAAGAAAGGAGAAATTATGGAAACAACAAAATATGAAAGCGTGTTCAAAAATCCAGAAGGTTTTACTCAGCAAGAAATTACACAGTTACGTACTAAAGTAATTGCATTTAGCCGTGCTTTAGTTGGTCGGCGGTTGGCAATCCCCGTAAGTGATAATTTAGATTTGAATTACAAGAAAAAAATGGCTGGTGATATGCCAGGACTTGTACTTGCAAATCCAATGAAGAAGTATATGATTGAAACTGTTGATTTGTTTAACGTAGATATCGTGCGGACTGCAAATGGTAAGATTGTTATTATGTTTAATAATGATGAAAAGTTGCAGTTTGATTTACGGGCAGATGTAGATATCGTATTGAAAGCTGGTCCGAAAGATGTTCAAGATGCTATATTGAAGTTTGAAGCAACTGGAGAACGGTCTCCGTTCTGGAATGTTAAGATGGTAACAGAAGTTGTCACTCAGTTGAATCAGAGTAATTTGACTGATCTTAACAATTTTATTGATGAATTAGCAAATCAGGGAGCTTCTCTGGAACAAATCAATAAGATTACTAAGGACGACACTACTGCTTACTATAAGAGCATCGACGAGTAATTAATCTTAAGTACATAAGCTATGGCAACAAGTAAAAAGCCAATAGATTCATATCACTTGCAGATGTTACAGCTAATTATGTCTGATCCTCGTATTCAAAATAATTTGCTAATGGATGGGAGCAAAACAATTAAAGTTGGATATGATGGAACAGTATTAATAGGACGCCACAAATATGGTTGGGTAAATAAGTGGTTTAACTCCTATTACGTAATAGACTTTTTTAGTTTAGTACAAAGAATAGCTTTTATCATCACAGGTGTAGAAAGTAACAATTGCGATAAGTCAGGTTTGGTTGGGTTTCTGACAGAAGCAATTGATAAAGTACTTAAGAAAGATGAAAAAGAAAAAGTAATCGAGTTATTATTGTATTATTGTACATTACTTGATGAAAACAGTCCATTGAAATTGACCTATGATATTACAAAAGATGACCCAGGCTTTGACAAAAATATGGGTAATAACAGCAAGCGACGCAAAATGGTTGGAGTAGCAAATGCTTGCATAGATTTTGGGTATGAAAGAATACCCGTTAGTTTACATGTTGAAGGAGATTTATAATCGAATATATACGTTTGGTTGGGTTCGTATTAAGTAGAAAATAATTAAAAATCAACATAAAATCAGTAAGAGTGTATACATTTGGTTGGGTTCGTATATACTCTTACTTACTTGCCTCTGATAATGTTACTAAGGTAACTAAGTGTTGGAAAGCCGAGAGAAGAAGAATCGGATGCCGTATCGAGATGTGACAGAGGCGCTAACTCTTTGATCTTGTCTGTCTTATTTCTTAATTTTATTGTTATTCATATCAGCAGTCTGTGAAGATAGCTGATATTTTAAGTTATTAGACTTTGATCAGTCTATTAACTACACAGGTAGACTTTCTAATATACTATGTAATTAACTAATTGTCAAATTATTAAAATCAAGTATATATGAAAGCAAATAAATTTATTGAACAGCGTGATAAACTATCAGCAGATATTACTAAGTATTGGAATATTATTTCTATTGAGAATGTAGTAAATCGTAATTATCAGCGTACTTACGATTTGAAAGAACTTTATAATACAATCAAAGGTCTTACAGATGATCGAGTAATTGTTAAATTAAAGATACTATGTATCAATATGGGTATAAAGAAATTTAGTGATTTATCAGCTGATTGTAATCAATTGGATGTATTTAAACTATGTGAATTGCAAGAAATGAAAGTACATCTAAGTCGTATACGAACTTTGAATCCTGTTCTTAAATCTAAGAAAGGTAAAAAAGCTCTAAATAAGACTGAAGTTTTAACTTCAAACTGGGTTAAAGCACGAATAAAAGAACTCGATTTAGAGATTCTGAAATTAAAAGAGAAACTTACTAAGTTCAACGAAGAAACAGAATTTGATGATTCTGCTGCTCCAATGTGCTTAGCTGCTTAAAATATAACAAGGAAGCGATAGGGAAAGTACGTACGGGAAATCTTAAAACATTAACCTATTTAGCTTCCTTTAGTTTTTAACTATTAAAATCAATTGTTATGAATCAAGAAACTAGAAATAAGAAAAATGCTAAATACCAGCAAAACTTACAGAAACGTTATGGATTAACTAAATCCTCAGATTATAAAGCTATGTGTAGCAAAGGAATATCTTTGTCAGAAAATATTAAACCTATGACAAAGGAATTTGTAACTACTCGTCGTCATGATAAAATAGTAAGTAGAGAAGTATATACTTATAAGTGGACTCCTAAAGCTACTAATGCACGAAAGGAGTATCATGAAACTAAAGAAGGTATAGCTAGTATTCCTAAGAAACCTACACAGGTATCTGATAAGAAGGATAAAAAACAGTTATTAGAAGAACGTCCTTATTCTGGTTACCATAAAGAATTGGTACAGAATCTATATGGTAGCAATAAAGCAGAACGTATTGCTAAACAACAAGCTTATAAAGCAGCTCACGAAGAGAAAATTAAGAAAGTAGCTAAACAACTTGAAGAGTTTAAAATGTCTAAGAAACTACAGTATTTAGAACAAAGACCGTATAAAGTAGTTATAGCTACTACAAACGATAAAGAGTTTAAGACAAGCTACTCTAATCTACCCATTGAACAACTTACCGAAGTAGTTACTAAACTAAATACAAAGTTATCTGATAAGTATAGTAATTATGAATCTATTACAATAGTAGATAGAGCAACTTTAGAAAAGAAATGCTTTGCTAAACATTTGCCAGAGATAAAGCAAGCAGCGTAGAGCGACAGACTTTTAGCAGGATAGTCTATAAAGAATCCTGCCTCATGGGGTATTCAGCTAGTAGGCAAGCGCAGGGTACAGGGAGGAATATTAGAGAGACTCTAATACACTATTTATAGTGCTGCAACCAATCGGCATCATGGGTTCGATTCCCATATACTCCACTAAATTTATACGCTATGAAGATAAGAGGAAAAACAGTATATGTCTATGATATTGAAGTTTTTCAGAATGTATTTCATTGTACTTTATTAAACACTGAAACAGAAAAATTAATAAAATATGAATGTTCTGAAAGAAAAAATAACATAGAAGAAATGTGCAATCTATTTTTGACAGAAAATGCTTATTTTGCAGGTTATAATAATATTCATTATGATAACCCTATCATAAATTATTGCATTGAGTTTTTTTCTAATTCTAAGTATACGTATAGTAAAATATGTAAATCTATATTCAATCTATCAAATGTTATTACACAAGATAAAGATAATATTGATAGTTGGAAACGTTGGAAATATGCTAAAAACTTTCTAACATTAGATTTACTTACTATGTTATATAGTAAAGCATTACGAGTTTCTTTAAAAGAAATGCAAGTAACAATGATGTATAAAAATGTTCAAGAATTTAACTGTAATTGGCAATCTCCATTAGCGTTACAAGAAATAGATAATATGATCAATTATAATATAAATGATGTATTATCTACTTATGAATTACTTAAACGATGTGAAAAAGATATTCAATTACGAATAAATATTGAAGATAATTATCACATAAACTGTCTTTCAAAAGATGGAGTAGGTATCGGTGTAGATATACTTCAAAAAGAATATATATCTAAAACAGAAATTGATAAAAAACAATTAGAAGAATTACGTAGTCCAATGGATTTTATACCATTAAAAGATGTAATACTTCCTAATATCAAATTCAAAAACACAGTACTTCAAAATTTATTAACCGAAATGAAAAATTTAACTATTTCACCAGGTAGAAACGGTTGGAATAAAAAATTCTTATTAAATAATTTAGAAATATCTATTGGAGTTGGTGGTATACATAGTATAAACCAACCTGAAATAATAATTCCAAAAGAAGATGAATTATTATTAGATAGTGACGCAAATTCACTATATCCAAGTTTAATTATTCAATACGGTTTTGTTCCACCACATTTAAAGAAAGAAGTATTTTTAGATATATATGCTAAAGTATATACAGAAAGAATAGCTGCTAAAAAAGCTAAAAGAAAATTAGAAGCTGATACAAAAAAATTAACTCTAAATTCTGTTACAGGTAATTATCAAAACGAATATAGTTGGTTATATTCCCCATTCGCAGTTTCACAAATAAGAATAAATGGTCAATTACTACTTTTAATGCTCTGTGAAAGACTTTTAGAATTAGGAGCTACTGTTTACCAAGTAAATACAGATGGTGTCTTATATAGCCTTAAAAAGGCTAAATATAACGAATTACAACAAGTTATTAAAGACTTTGAAAAAATAAGTAAATTAACATTTGAAACTGAAGAATTTGAATGTTTTTACCAATTAACTGTAAATGATTATTTCGGTAAACAAAAAGATGGTATAAAAGAAAAAGGAACATTCTTAACTAAAACTATATTAGGTAAAGGATTAACTCCGACGATTATACCATTAGCTGTAGAAAAATTCTTTCTTGAAGGAATTAAACCACAAGACTTTATTCCAACTGTTAAAGATATTACTAAATTTTTAATATCTGAAAAAACAGGTAAACAATGGACAGTTGAATATAATGGTATAAAACAACAAAGAACGAATAGATTTTATGCATCAACAAATGGATATTTTTTATATAAATGGAAGATAGAAAATGGAGTAAAGAAATATCAAAACATGTTAACAGCATCTGGTATTACTTTACTAAACAATTTTGATGATTTAAAAAATGATCCTAAAATAAACTATAATTATTATATAACAGAAGCTAATAAAATAATAGCAACCTTAAAAACAAAACAACTAAGTCTGTTTTAACAGATTCTACCATATTGTATCAAAAGACTAGTTCACAAAATACTATATTATGATACTAGAATTAGATACAACATTATTAGATATTTTTGGAGAAATATCAATTAATCAATTAGTATTTTTAACTCTTGTGTTGAATGATAATCAAAGTAATAATCAAGACGTTCACAAGTTTCTCAGCCGAATAAGTGAAAACGACATACAAGAGTTAATCGACAATGACCTTATCTCCTTTACTACTTCAGGAGATAATAAAATTTATAGTCCTACAGAAAAACTATTGTCAAGTACAAAACAAGATAAGACATGGTTTGATGAGTTCTATGAAGTATTTCCAGTGTATGTTTTAAGACCAGATGGTACTAAAGGTTTTTTACGATCTAATATAAATAAGTGTCGTAAAGAATATAATCGTATCGTAGGTAAATCTAGAGCAATGCATGAACACCTTCTTCAATGTCTTCAATATGAAATTGAAAACAAAATGATAACTGGTAAGATAGGTTATATGAAGACGATGTGGAAATGGCTCACTCAACATGAGTGGGAGGTTATTGAAGAGCAAATGAGTTATGAATCTGAAACACCTGTAAGTTATGGAGAATACGGAACAGAACGCCGTTAAAATACTACCTTTTGAGTCAATATCTCAGGTAGCAAATAAATCCATAAACTACATTAAAGCTAGAAAAAATCATAGTATAGTATCATTAAAAACTAGATGGGATAAATTCAATAAAGCTACTGGCGGAATTGAACCAAATATGATATTTACTATAGCTGGTATATCAGGTAGTGGTAAGAGCTCAGTTGCAAATATGTTAGTAATGGATTTAATTGATCTTAATCCTGATCAGGATATCGTAGTATTATACTTTAGTTTAGAGATGGTAGACTACAGAAACGTTGGTCGTGTAATAAGTAATAAAACTAAGAAAACTGTATCTGAATTATATAGTTCAGTAGAAACACTTAGCGATGAAGACTTATTAAAAGCTGAATCGGCAGCTGAAACCATTAAGAAATACAATATATACTTTGTTGATAAAGTATGTAATGTAGAAGAAATAGGTAATACTATAGATTACTTTCATAATACTGTAGCTAACGGTCGTTGGCTAATAGTAGTATTAGACCACGTTCTTCTAGTAAATGGAGAAGGTGGAGAAAGAAGTACAATAGTCGATTTACAGAAAATGTTTATACAGAAGAAAAAACTTTCTAACACTAGTATAATACAGCTTTCACAGATGAATCGTAATATTGAAAGTCCTGATAGAATTAATAATCCAAGTACTCACTTCCCAATGAGAAGTGATTTATCAGCATCTGATGCAATATTTCAAGCTAGTGATTTTGTTATTGCTGTTCATAGACCAGAGATACTTAATCTAGCTATATATGGAGTACGTCGTCTACCTGTAAAAAATAAGGTTTATATGCATTTTTTAAAAGTAAGAGATGGTGAACCATGTATATTAGAATTTGAAAACGAACTTCAATATGGCAATCTAATTGAAACAAATACTGCAAGTGCTGAAGAACAAAAAGTAGTATTTAAACAAATTAAAAAAGGCTGATTATGAAAGGTTTTACAATTAAACTTCCGAAACAAAATATTGACCCTCAGGGTTCTTTGAAAAATCGTATATTAAACGAAGTTAAAAACCGCTTACCGTTTGCTAAATGGTATGGAATTCACACTCCGGAAGATCCGGAATACAGTATATCATATGCAGGTCCTGAAGACTTGCTATGTTTTGGATGCAATCGAAATGCACATTTCTCTGCATTCAATAAAAAATATTATCGACCGACATGTTCATATGATAATTCACTTACATGTCCGTTCGCAAATCGAGCATTTAAGTTGCGTCAATATGATGCTATTTCAGAATTTGATTTAGCATTAAAACGATTAGCAGAATATGCTAAGATTATGGAAGACTATGAAGAAGATCGTGGTTACGATTTTACTTACATGGGTCAACCTGTACGTATTTACCAGAAGTTTATTCAAATTGGTTATACAATCATTCCTATTGATAATCCTAGTCTGTTTTTGAATAACTATCGTAAAGCAGATAAAAATAATATAGTAAATGTTATTATTAATATTAGTAACAGTACTACTGTTAACAATATTCTCAACAATGAATAACGAATAACTTTACATTGTGTAAAATTTCAGTTTTTGTCAGATAATTTCAGAATCTCACAGGTAAAGCATTAACCTATTTTAATATGTTAATACTACCAAAAGAGAAAAACAAACCAAAGGTTAACAATCCAAGATTCTTAATCTTGTTTGGTCGACCCAAATCAGGTAAAACTACTTTATTATCGAAGCTTGATAACTGTCTTATTGTAGACTTAGAGGGAGGTTCAGAGTTTCTAGAAGCTCTCTCTATTCAAGCTCGTACTATTGAAGACTTAGGTAATATATCTAGAGCAATTGGTGAAGAAGCAGCTAAAACTGGTAACAAACCTTACAAATATATTGCTATAGATAATGCTACTAGATTAGAAGAAATGTGTCTAGGTTATGCTAAGGTATTATATCGTCAAACTCCAATGGGTAAATCCTATAATGGAGATGATATACGTACATTACCAAATGGTAGTGGATATATGTATCTTCGCATGGCAGTTAGAAAAGTAATAGATATGTTTCGTAATCTATGTGATAATTTTATTCTTATTGGTCATACTAAAGAAAAGATGATTAATAAAGAAGGAGAAGAATTATCAGAAATGGCACTAGATTTAGTAGGAAAACTGGGTGATATAGTATGTGGAGAAGCAGATGCTGTTGGTTATGTCTATCGTAAAAAGAATGAAACTATTATATCTTTTGAAGGTGGAGATAATTCAGTAAGAGAAGCTAGAGCTCCTCACTTACGAGGTAAAAAGATAGTTATCGCAGAAAGCGATGAAAATAATGTTATTAATGTTCACTGGGATAAGATTTATTTAGACGAGTGTGCAGCCTGATTTAAAAACTTAAAAATATTGAAATTATGACATATAGTAAAGAACGTGCAGCAAGTATTAGCAAAAGTGATATTAAGTATATTCCCGCTGGTATTATTGAAAATGTAGTATTGAAAAGTGTAAAAACAGAAGTTTCTCCGAATGGTAATCAATTCTTAGAAATTGTTTTTGAGAAAGATGGAGCAACATTAACCCATACAGAGTGGAAACCTACACTTGGTGGGTTTGTAACTACAGAAGAACAACTCCAGACAAAAATGGATAAGCAGTATTCTCGTATGTTGCAGATACTTAACTGTTACTATAAAGATGAAGAGCTTGACTTTAATGGAGAAAGCTTTGAACAGTTTGCTCAGTGGATTACTGATATGCTGAACAAAGTAGATAAGAGTAAAAAACTTAGAGCGAAAATAGTATACAATGATAAAGGATATACTACTTTACCTAATTATGCTAAGTATACTTTTATTGAACCTATGGAATTACCAGAAGGTAAATCATCTTCTATTGCTATGCTAAATATTGACCAATTTACAAAGCCTGTTGTAGCTGATAAAGAAGTAAAAAACGATAATCCGTTTAGTACAACTTCATCTACTACTAATACACAAGCTTTTACAGATAAAACAGATGATCTGCCATTTTAATATGAAGTAGATCATTATTAATAAATAAGGGTAGTGTAAAAGCTACCCTTATTCTTTTTTAATCATTAAAATAAATCATCATGGTAGAAATAGAACATATTCAAGATATAGAAAAAGATCAACCTGCAAAGTCTAGTGCAAAAGAACAGAAGTTAAAAGATCCTAAAGATTTAACTACAGAAACTCAAGATACTGATGCATCTGAAGCTACAGAGCATGATGAGCAGATTGAAAATCAAGAAGACAATATACGTGAAGATAGCACCTTAGTTAATCATAATACAGATGTCCATGATTTAAAGCCTGGAAATAGATTTTATGGTAGTATAAAATATAATAATCCTAAAGGAAAACAACAAGCACAACAAGGTATTTTCTTAGTATTAACTTCAGAGGTAAAAGGAAAGAGAGGGCAATCTCGAGAATATACTATTACAAATTGTACTGGAAAAGAGTACAAAGTGTGTAGTGGAGCTGTTAAAATAGCTAATATAACAGATCTCGAAAAAAAGAAACAAATAGAGAAAAAATCACTAGAACAATTTGGAAGCAAAACAGAAATCAAAGAATTGCTTAACAAATTAAAAGAAGAATTTAAAAAGAAAGAGGAAAAAGAAAAGGAAAAAGAAGAATTAAAGAAAATTCAATTCTCATTTAGTTTACTAGAACCAGAAGACAAGCTTAAAAGTTTAATTAAAGCAGGTATGAATAACATCTGGATGGTTGGTCCAGCTGGTTGTGGCAAATCAACTATAGCTCGTAATACAGCTAAAGAACTAGATATTCCTTACTTATGTATTTCTTGTGGTATTGGTACTTCTGCAACAGAATTTACAGGATATAAATATCCTACTCGTGAAGCAACTAAGTTTGCTGAATTCTATGCTAAGAAGTCAATAATCCTTATAGATGAGATGACTGCACTCGATCCATCTGTAGCACAGGTTATTAATGCAGCATTAGCAAACGGTGAAATAGAAACTACTACAGGAACTGTCTTACGACATCCTGAATGTATTATTATTGCTACATCAAATACTTTTGGTAATGGAGCAGACCGTCAGTATGTTGCTAATAACCAACTAGATGCTTCAACAATTGACCGTTTTACTGGAGCAATAATTGAAGTAAATTACTCTGTTAAATATGAGTCACAATTTGATCACGAAGTAGTAGATTATATTTATTTACTACGCGACTGCATTAAAATAAATTCATTACGCCGTATTGCATCTACTCGTATGATTCAAGCAGCAGAAAAGATGAAGAAAGTAGGTATATTAGACTGGAAAGATATGCTTATTATTAACTGGTCTGATACTGAAAAGAATATAGTAAAACAATATATTCAAAAAGTAGAAGAAAATAAAACTAAACAAAGTACTGCTTCAATAATTGAAGCTATACGTAAAGATTTTTCAAATTCTACTGTAACAGCAAAATTTAAAACAGCAGCGTAATGAAAAAACTGAATTTAAATATTAATATAAATTCATTAGATGAATTTTACAGAGAATGTGACAATATTGAAGGAGGTAATCCTGCTGAAATAGATAATATTGAAAATCACGATGACCCTGGTTTTAGAGGATTATCTACAGCAGAAATACATGATTCTAAATATAGTTATACCAAAGGTTTAGATAATCTAAAGAAAATAGAAAAGGATATAAATCTAGGAGGTCGTAAACATAAATATAAGTACGATGATTCTGATGGAGATGATATGAACTTTGATCGGTACATAGAAGGTCTACCTTGCCTAAAGAAAAGAATACCTACACATGGTATAGGTACTGGTAAGTTCGTTAAACTTCATATTTCTATATGTGAGAATTGCTGGTGTTCAGCTCAAGCTCTTATGGTTCGTGCATATACCGCTATGAGAATTATAGATATGCTAGAATCTCAAGGATACCGAGTACAAATATCTGCATATGCAGATAATGAAGATCCTGGTTATTTTAATGAAGAACCTATAGGATTTCTTGGAGTTGAAGTTATAATTAAAAAGTTTGAAGATCCTTTAATTAAAGGACAAATACTTACAGCAATATCTCCTTGGTTCTTTAGATACTGGATGTTTAAATTCTGGAATGCTAAATTTAAAATGAATTGGGAATACGGACATTCAGTTAGACCAATGAAGAAAGAAACAACTTCTGACATCTACATTCAGACAGGCGAAGCTTTAACTGATGAAGATGCAGAATCAACTATAGAAAGAATATCGAAACTATTTAATAAAGAAGAATAGTTTCAACTACTAGGAGGATCTGTTACAATCCTATATGGCACTATCAATTTAAGGATATTAGATAATTTATGGAAGCGTGAGCCTGCACAGCAGAAATAAAAATCTATCTCTGGATAGGCGTGGTTCGATTCCACGACTAGTAGCAAACTAAAACAGATTGCATATGTATAGTAGAAAGCGAGCAAAACTCCCAGATAATATTACTCTAGATTGGATACTTTCTAAAGTAACAGAATATGATATATATGCAAAATATATAGGTCAATTTAAAGTAGGTATGATATACAATAGTCCATTTAGGAAGGATAAAAATCCATCCTTTGGTATTTACTATAGTAAACGTACTAAACAACTACTTTTTAAAGATCATGGAACAGGTGAATGTGGTAATGTAATTAAATTTGTATCATTATTTACTGGTAAAACAGAATATAATGATATACTATCTGATATAGTAGATAAATTAAACATTACTAACAACACTAAACTCGTTAGCTCTAAGCAATATATACAGCCAACTGAAACAGTAATTGGTGTAGTACGTCAAGAATTTACTGATGTAGATATCAATTACTGGAAACAGTTTAATATTTCTATAAATACTCTAAAGAAATTCAATGTAAATAGTATTAAATATTATTTATGTAACGGAATAGTAAAGGGTACTTATAAACGAGAAAATCCAATGTATGCATATAAGGTCTATAATAACTTTAAGATATATAGACCATTAGCAGATAAATATACTAAGTGGAGAAACAATCTTACAGACTATGATATCCAAGGCTATGAGCAGTTGCCTCAGAAAGGTGATATATTATTTATCACAAAGTCCATGAAAGATGTTATGTGTTTGCATGAGATGGGTATACCAGCAGTTTCTCCATCTTCAGAGAGTACATTTCTACCTAAAGATGTATTAGAGCAACTTAAGACGCGTTTTAAGCGTATTATAATACTTTTTGATAGAGACGTAGCTGGAGTAAAAAGAAGTCGCAAATTAAGCCGAGAAACAGGCTTAGAAGCAATGTTTATTAACAAAAAATTCAAAGCTAAAGACGTATCTGATGCTGTTAAAGCAAATAGCTTTGAAGAAATAAAAAATTGGTTAAATGAAACTATTAAAAACTATAGGTAAAGTAATAGCATTACCTTTTGATTTAGCTCTAATACTTGGAAAGTTATTATTGATTCCAATCAAATTAGTAAGTGTGTTGTTGCATGGAGAATTTATTGAATGGAATAAAAAATGCAAGTTTATAGGAAATTCGATTAAAGAAATGTTTAAAGCTTTTAAACATAATAAAGATTATTCTTTCTTACATTCAGTAGGATTTACGGATGAAAATGGTAATTTCTCTGAAAGAATTGAAACGTTTAAAATAACTAGTGATAGTATGCAACATTATATTAATTATGCTAAAACAAGTCTTAAACAAGAAAGTGCGTAATACTACTAAACAAGAAATAGATGGAATAGTATTTCGATCTAAGTTAGAAGCTTATACATATTAGAAACTAAAGGAAGCGGGTATATCAGCCAAATATGAACAGCATAGATATACTTTACTTCCTAAGTTTATATATAATAACTCTACAGTTAGAGCTATTACTTATTTACCAGATTTTGTAGGAGATAATTTTGTTATAGAATGTAAAGGATTTGCTACAGATTCTTGGGCAAACAGAGAAAAACTATTCAAGTATTATTTAAGCTTGAATGAACCAGATACTAAGTTTTACTTAGTAAAGAATAAAAAACAAGTTGATGAATTAATCAACAAATTAAAATCTTAAATTTTCAGATTATGGCAAAGAATGAATTTATTAAAATAGGAGAACAGATAATTGCAAAACCTAAAGGTGCTGATTATGATTTGATACCTGGTAAAGTATATGATCTGAGTTGGAATAGATGGGAAGATTCACCTATATTTAAGGAGAATGGTGAATTAAATCTACCAAAGAAAATCTATTCTACTAAAACTGATGACGTATTTAAGAAGCGTATTATAACCTATTTTAATAAAGCAAATACAAATACTACTGGTATAATGCTAGCTGGTACTAAAGGTACAGGTAAGACTGTAATGGCAAAAATATTAGCTAAGGAATCAGGTTTACCTATTATTGTAGTTAATCCTGATTATCCAGAAGGTAAACTTATTAAGTTTTTTAAGTCCTTTACTACTCCAGTATGTGTTTTGTTTGATGAAGTTGAAAAGAACTTCAAAACTGAGTATATGCTAGATTTCTTAGATGGAGTTGAAAAGACTGCACAGAAACTAGTAATTATGACTTGCAATGATTTAAGCAAAGTTAGTCAGTATATGCAAGATCGCTGTTCACGTATTCGTTATTTACGTCGATATTCTCCTGATGAAAATGCTGCATTCTTACCGATGTTAGCTGATGATTTTGGTATTAAGAACAAAGAAGAAGTAGTAAAATTCTGTAAAGAAAATATTAAACTGCTTTCTATGGATAACATTGTTTCTTTCATGAGTGAAGTCAAAATGCTAGAAGATGAAGATATTAGTCTTCAGGAAATCATAAACATTATGAATATCTCTACTGAAAATATACCAACTAAAATTAGTGATACTGTAGAATATAACGATGAGTATGATAATGAAGATAATGAATATAGTGATGATGATTACGAATGTTGTGATGCAGCATGAAAACAAATAAGGCTAGATATATTCTAGCCTTTTAACTTATATAAACATGAAAATATGCGGTATAAGTGATATACATGGTAATCTCATTGAGAATATACCTGAGTGTGATGTACTATGTATATGCGGTGATGTAGTAACATTAAATGCTCAAAGAAATATTGAAGCATCTAAACATTGGTGGGAAACAAAATTCATAAAGTGGGTAGATAAATTACCTTGTAAGAAGGTAATTATTATACCAGGTAATCATGATTTTTACTTAGAATATAAGTATAAATTAAACGAATGGGGTTCTTTTAAAGATAATATGCAAATTTTATCTAAAGGTAAATTAGTATTTCTTATAGATGAAATGTATATATATGAAGGTGTTAAATTCTACGGATCTCCTTGGATTAAACCAATTGAATTTCAAGAGGACAGATGGGCATTTAGTAGATTTGATACTTATGAAGATATACCACAATGTGATATACTACTAACACATGATAATCCATTTTGTAATGAAGCTCTAGATGTTTTCTCCTTTGGAAAGAGTAAATATCATTTATATGGACATTGGCATGATGGATCTAGTGACGTAAATTCTGGAAGATACAATTGTTCTAGATTGAATAGTTGTTATAGTTTTAAAAAGAATTATGAATTTGTAGTATTAGATATTATGACAGAAAAAGAAAAGAAACAAGTAGAACAAGCATTCTTAGATAAACTTATTAGTCAAGCATACAATAATAATGTAGCAGATTGGCTTAAGACATTTAAAGAAGTTGAACTACAACAAGATAAAGAAGATGAATTAGTTTGGGATACTTCAGCAGAAGTTCCTGAGTCAGCTGTAATTAGCGACATAGAGGATTAAGTATGAACAAGATGGTAATTGATACTCCTTACTATGAGGATATGTCTCGTTACTCTAATAGTGATATTGGATATTTTCTTAAAAATGGACCAAAAGGTCTAAAAGATTACAAAGAAGGTAAAGTAGCAAAATTAGACTATAATTTCCTTGAAAAAGGAACTATGATTCATGAATATTTACTTCAACCAGAAGAATTCTGGAAAGATTATATTATTCTTGATTTTGCAACACCTAAAGTAAAACAGCAAAAGGATTTATTAGATGAGTATCATAGACTTATGCAAGTAAATCCATTAGAATCTCAAGATAAGCTTAAACTATCTGCTTATAAGAAAGCTTATAGTAATAAGAAATCTAATGAGAAATGTATTGAAGAAGCTGAAGGTCTTATTATGATTTATCAAGATTACTTAGAATATTTAAGTAAAGTAGATGAAAATAAAAAGATAATTAGCTTTGCTGATTTACAAATGCTTAAGAAGATTAAAGAAAATATTCAGAATCATAAAAAAGCAAACGAACTGTTGTTTAATTTACCATCTACTTTTGAAACTCATAATGAGTTCCATATTAATTGGGAAGTAGAAAAATTTCATAATATCAAATGTAAATCTCTATTAGACAGAGTATGCTTTGATCATGTTAACAAGAAGATAATTCTTATTGACTTAAAAACTACTGTAAATGTATATAATTTTAAACATTCGGTAGAAGAATACGATTATTATAGGCAAATTGCTTATTATGGATTAGCAATTCAATGGTATATGCAAGAGGTATTAAATCTTAATTCTGAAGAATATGATTTTGAAGCATATATTATTGCTATCGGTAAGGATGCTAATAATGAAATTAGAGTATTCAATATGAAAAATGATACTACTCTCAATGAAAAGATCGCTTCAATATCAGAAGCTCTCCGAAGAATCTCAGAACATATCAGTACAGATCAATGGGACCATACACTTGAGTATTACGAAGGTGATGGAACAGAAGAGCTGTAAATGTTATGAAAGACAAAAAATTGTGGTTAAATATAGCAACAAAACTATTCTTACTACCACTAATAGAAGAAGAAAACAGTTTAAAATGGCTAAATAAAACCACACTTGGAATATACGTAGCTGACACCAATAAACCAGAATGGGAAAATAAAATAATTATATGCTATGACAGAGGAGCTTTTCCGAATGAACTTAAAGTGAGATTTAAGAAAAACAAAAATTCATATGCTGAATATACAGAATTAATAAACGGAAACGCTTACAAAGTCATAGCATTTACTATACCCCCACAACTAAAAAAAGATTTTACACATTTACTAAACGGAGAATACACCAAAGTAAGTATACAAACTCAAAATAAAATATTAGACCACTGGGGACCAATAAGTAGTAAAGCTAGAAAAATAGCAACACATTTTTTTAACGGATACAATTATTCATATTCTGTTAAACCAAAATTAAATGAAGCTATTCTAAATCTAAACAATATACCAATAAAAAAGGCGGATTTTAATCCGCCTTTATCTTTTTTATAGCCACAAAGAATTAGTACCAACCTAACCTCGAATTATATTACAAATCATCTCTAATGTAAGAAATTGTTTATTTCCTATGAAGCGTTACCTATACGACCTAATTGTTTAGCTCCTGGAGTAAGTCTAATTGCTTGATCCAGCAACTTATTAGATACTAAATGTTTACCAGTACTATATTCTTCAAAAGGATCAAACATCTGCATAAATAACTTAAATATATCATTTATATAACTCATAACAGGAAAAGGATCTTGGAAAAGCTTAGTAAAAGAAGTAGGTAAGACATAGAAAGTCATATCTGTAAATAATCTATAAGCCTAATACTTTATTACCCACAATATTTCCTATCCAAAGTCATGATCATCATCATCTCCAGGATTAATTAAAGCAAATATAGCATAGCTCAAAGCTGCAACTGAAAATTCAATAGCTGACTTAATTACGTTTCTCTTCTCGTCATCGGTCATAGTACTCCACTTCATCACCTCTATCTAAAGTTGTTTAGCTTTAAATATATTAGTAGCAAAGAAATTTATCATACCAGCTGTATATTCATTTCTAAACAGCCAAGAAGCAAAATCTCTATGCATACCACCTATTTCAGTATCGAACACAGAATCGTAATATCTCTTTTGATAACGTCTCATTACAGTAGGTTCAATCCATCTACGTAAAGACAAACCAATCCAACCATACCATTGAGATTCAGCAGCTACAGATGCTCTATCGCTATAATTACCGTGCAGTGAAATTAGTACCTTCCTAACCTTGAGTGAAAATAAGTTTTGCTACATTTTATCAAAATTAGCAACTTTATCATCTACTACTAACTAATTATTCTCATCAAAAGTTACATAATCATACATACTACCTATTACTTTACCATTATCGTCTTTAGCTTTCATAGTCATCAAACAAGCAGTTAGGAATCTGATCTACATCTCATGCTCACCCATCTTATTCGGAGTATATAAGATATCGCTAACAGAATGTCTCATAAAACCTTCTAATGATAAATTCTTATTTGATTCAAATATACCAAACCATTCAGCCAACTAATTTAATTTATTCTGTGGTACAGCTTTATTGACATCTGCTAGTAAACCGTAAAAGTTCTTAGCAAATTCTTTAGTAGCTCTAGCATAGTCTTCTTTCGTAGTATGCTGTCCTGCAACAGCTTCTTCTAATTGATTTACTTCACCCACCAATATATTATTGAGTGCTGCTACCATATTACCAGACATTACTCTCTTATTAGACATACCAACTATCCATTTTATTAATTTAGCAGTATCTATTACTTTATCAGAGTACGGTAATTTAATTTTACCCATATCTTGTACTCTATTTCCATAGAACACCTAATCCACCCAAGAATCAAACTAATTCTAAGTATTAACTTTATGACTGGATACTTTATTTTTATTACCTTTTAACAAAGAAATAACATTATCCTGAGTTTCTCTACTAGCTAACAATGCCTATGTTTGCAGTATTAAAGACTCCAAATCACGTTTAACTAAGTAAGTATCAGCAGCATCAGCCCATTTATAAAAGATAGTAGGTAAATCAAAAGATTGTTCATCTTCTGTTATAATCCCTTCTGCATAATAATACATAGGAATTTGCCGTATGCGTTTACCATTTTCGTCAACAAAAGTACCACGGATATCATCGTCTTGCATAGGTAGCATTTCTGTCTATAAGTAGTTCTTTATTGTTGACGTTACACCATCGCTATTTACTCTTTCAACACCTCTCTTAATAACGCTAGGTAACCTAAAGTTAAGACGTAATGAACGTGGCATTGAATAATCATATGTTTTTATAAGATCTAAAAATAATTTATACAACTACCATTTAGGGTCATTAGAGTCTTTGTATTTTAACATCTCCACATACTTAGCATTTTTATATATAGCAGGATTAGGTTTACGATACTTTTCATCTAAATCTCGTGTCAAATCATCTAATTCCTATCTTATATCAGCAGTAATAGTACCGTCTTTATACATAGAAAACCAAGATTTTCTTTTATCTGCACTAAGTTTAGCATTTTGTATAACTTTTTTTCTTTTTTCTTCATCCAATGGCTCTAATATAGATGCTAAATCTTCATCCATTTGTCTATTGTAACCTTCAATGTCAAATATAGGATTGTTTGTTCTAAGCCATTCTTCCCAAGCTGCTTGCTGTTCCTAAAAAGTTAAAGATCCATCAGAGAATATTCTGTTACGTTCTTTTTTAGATGCTTGCAAATACTCTCCACCAATTGGATTAACCAAGTAAATAACACCATTGTCAGTTACTTCTACAAAATCATCAAACACCTTTCTCAGGTCACTAAAATTAGTAGTACCATACTTTGCTTTGTATTCTTTTAGTACTTTACTTATCTAAGCTCTTAATTTAATCATTCGCTGTTCTTTATCACTAATTGCAAAATCGAATCTTTGTACTATAGCTTGTACAAAAGGATCTTTAGATTCATAAACTGTACCAAAGTTAGCTAATATAGAATTGCATTCAAACCCAGATTCAGCTACATGTCTTTGAGCATCTAACCATTCTCTAGTTTGATACTCTATATCATTACTGTTATCTCTTAAATACTGTTCTATATGTTGTTGAACTCTCAAATTAAAATCTTTATCTGATTCGTTAGGACCTTTTGGGTTGTTTTCTATATACTTCTTTCTTTCTTCGTTTTTAATTCTATATCTAACTATACCTACGTATGGTAGAATTTCATTTAAATATAGTTTAGAACCAATTGTATCACAAGCATCTAATATGTTTCGTTGTGCCTACTATAATTTATTACAAGCAGTTTCTATAGCTCTCACATTATCGTCTCCAAATATATCAGAATACCTATTAGCCAATCCTGATATTCTATTTACTATATCATAAGACGATGCTATTTCTCTATAGCTCTATAATACATTTAAATCCCATTTAGCATCTTTCCCTTGTTTATATCTTTCCTATATCTGTTTATTGAGTCTACCTAAATGATCAGCTGCATAATTAGTGTACTAAAGTAAGGCATCTAATTCTGTCATGTTTGATATCTTTTCTAACAGGTTTGCAGCATCTTTAGCTTGAGTGCGATAACTTCTGCGTAGCTTAAGAACCTGTTCTTGAATACTTAGTTTTTTCTATATAGTATTCATCAAATTAGTAAGTTCTTTGAGCATTTGATCCACTTTTTCAGTATCATTTCCAAAAATAGTTTTATCACCAAATATATTATATTCAACATCAAATTTAGTTTGTTGTGATTGTGTTATCTGATAGAAACCTTCTTTCTTCATTTGACTGTTGGCTTCTTCATTAGTACCAAACACAGTACTTAATCCTGCTTTACTTATCTTACCTTTATCAACGGAATACACAATCGGTATAATTCCCACTTTAGAAATAGGTATACCATTTTGCTATAGTATATACTTATACGCAGATAGCTGAAAATCGTAGCCGTCTTTTTCAGATTTTAGTCTAAATTTTTTACTAGTAGAAAACAAAAAGCCTCTCAATCTTGATCCTTTTTCATTGACTAGATACCCTTTATCGTTTTTCTTATTGTTATAATTTATTAATTTGGTTTTAAAATCCATTAATACATACTCGCCTGTTTTCTTATCTTTCAATATTAAGTCAGCGATACCAGCAACACCATGTTTAGGGTCAGCTAATACTGCTTCAGATGCAACAAAGTCATAATTTTGTTTAATATGATTAACTACATTAATTAAGCCTTTTATAGCTTCCCTAGACATACTATCTGTAAATAGTTGTATATCTAAATTGCCCTTCAATACTCCTTCTAAAACAGCGTGTATATTAGTACCATTGTTTCTAGCTTCTTGAGATATTTTAGCTTGCACTTGATCTTCCAACGATGCATCATAATTATCGTAATTAGCCTTTTCTTTAAAACCTGTAACAGATGTTAATACTTCACCTGTTTTTTTATCTGTAAATCTATGTTCTACTTCATCAAAGGTAACAGTGTTTGCTAAATTTTGTAGTATCTTTATTACCTAATCCACAGATGGTATTTCTTGATGAAATACTCCAGACACTTTCTACGTATCGTCCAGCTGTTTACGAATCAAAAAACTATCTGTAATTTCGGCAAGCAAAGCTTGTTTGGCATATTTATTATCAAACAATTTTTTAACAAAATCTTTGAATTTCTACCACCAATTTCTAGCTTCACCATCCATATTAGCCACCCTAATACCTACAGCTTGTACCAACTATTCTTTACCACCAAACGTTTCAATTCCTTCTTTAATTATTGGAGCATTAGAAAACATTTCTACATAGTAATGGGCATATTCGTGAGGAATGGTATCTTTTCCAGATTTAGTCATATCTATCAACGCTTGCATAGCATCTAAATCAATAGATCCAGCATATCCACCCTCTATGGCTTCTACAAATTTCAATTCTATTTCTGGATACAGCTGTTGCATGACATATGCCATTCTTTGAGAACTACTAAACTACTACGGAGTTTTAGCGTCAGGTCTAGAGTATACTTGTTTACGTAATTGCGCAAAAGCCTCCGAAGAAGCTTTTGCATAATCACCTTCATATTTATCCCACAAATAATATGCTTGGTTTTCTCCAACCATATCTTCAAGAGTTTCAAACTCTTTCTTTACTTGTTTATTACTAAAATTTGGACAAAACGGAGTCATATTAATTAATTTTTACATTTATCTTTAATAGCACTACCTTTCTAATCACTATCTTCAGATTCTTTATTGTTATTTAACTCATCACCTATCTAATTGTACAGTGCCTAAAATACAGAAGACTGTTCGCCGAAATAATTTACAAACGTATATATCTACTTATCGGAATTGTTTTTGTATATTTCTATAGCAGTGTTTGCAGAATCACCAATGATTGCTATTTTCTAGCCATTTGCTGTGGGTATTTCAGTCTAATCTATAGATATTACATAAAATTCTTTATTTTTAAATCTAGCATAGTCTCTAACTGGCAAATGATAACTGAAAGAACCGTCCGCTATAAAATACACAGCATCTACAGTATCTACTAAAGCTCTTTGTTGTTCAGAATCATCATTAGCTTTTTGAGAATTAAAATATTTAGAATAATCTATACTTCCACTTAAAGCGTCATCTATCTTATCCAGAGTAGTATTAGTGTTATTCATATAAATAGATTGTTCTTTCTCGCTTAAACTATTGAATCCCAATTTATTAAAATCATTGTCCTACCACAGTAAAGATCTTATAGTACCATCTTCACTAATATACCCGTCAGCCCTTAAAGCAAATGATTGTCTCTTATTACTCTTATATCCAAGTTTATTAACTTTATAATATACAGGATTAGAAAATGTTGCGCCTGTTTTTTTAGAAATAGAAGACACTTTTTCTCCAAGACGATATAAGTCATATCCATTAGAAGTAGTTATTTTAATAAAAGGACTATAAGTATTAGTACTTCTATTAAATAACGAATTAGACCCTTTAGTAATAGTAATCACATCATTGCCGACAACTCTTTTGATTACATATTTGTGATTTCTAGGAGATATAGTAGGAACATAATTGTCATCAGATACAGCTAATAAGCTAATTATTTGGTCTTTTTCAGTATTAGTCATACCTGTTGTTCTACCCATAACATTTTCAGCAATATACTAATTAAATGTCTTTCCACCAGCTCTTAAGTTAGCTAAGTACTGTGGTGGAATAATATCGTATACTGTAGTTCTAACAATACCACCAGCATTTGAATCAGTACCACCAGATACATAGAACATATAAACTGCAAAATCTTCAGCCCATTGTTTTATTTCAGGATCAGTGCTATTGAATAATTCACTTAAAGCTAACTGGACATTATTTTTAACGTCAGAATCTTCTTTAAACTGTTGTGTAACCAACATGAATTGAGGAACTTTGACATCTCCAAGTTTGTTATACTTAACGGCGTTGAATAAGTCTATTCCTTCACCTCTACGCAACGCTTTACGTTTAATAGCTTCGTATCTTCCAGGAACGCTATTTTCACCATATGTTAACTTCGCTAAAGCTTTTCCGCCAAATCTCTCAATTATATACTGGTTAAAGAATGGCAAATAAAGTACAGTTTTTATTTTAGGTCCAACCACTCTTAGGAATTCTTTACTTTGTCTACCGTATAAACCCCATTCTTTACTCAGTTCATTAGCAGCATCAACGTACACTTTGGAAAATTCAGGTAATAATTTACTAAACGTGTCAAATATACCCATAACTCCTTTAGTATACTTAGCTCCTAAGAACGTATTATCATACATATCTCTAGGATTGTTAAATGCGATATTATATTCTGAGTTGAATTGATTCACACCTTGAATAAAAGAAAGTAATTGGTTAATATTAACACCATACTTCTTAGTATCAATCTGAGCATTTGAAATAGCATTGTGGTACTCTTTTGCTAATTCATACAATTGTTTAAACATGCTTGCATATGTAAGCTAATCTTTAATCCATCTAGCATCATGTTTAGGTTTAAGATTACCCATTAATACATCATGTTTAGTTAATTCTGAATATTCTTTTTCTGGTATGTTTTCATCACCTAAGGACTTTAATCTGTCATTATAATCTTCTATCACAGAATCCATAAAATACGTACCTCTTTTTTCCTAATCCGATACACCAATGAGTCCTTGTTTATAAGTCAACCAGTTATCAGAAATTTCCTTTATAATAGGTTGTGTTAAAAAAGCAAATGTATCATTACCAAACCCAGACGCAATTAACATAGCTACTACATCAAAAGTATAAGCGTTAACGTTAGCGTTACCAATATAGTTATCTTTAGCAGCATCTACAAACGCGTTAATAAGACCTGAAGTTGAATCCAATATTTCTTCACCGTATCTATCAAAAGTTTCTCCTAATTTCTACAATCCCAATTGTTCAATAATTGGGAATTTACGCATATCTAATTTAGCAATCTAAACAAAGAACTAGAATACACTATTTAATGCCATAGGTCCAATACCTGCATCAGAACCTGAATTAAGCTTTTTCTGTCTAGTTTGGAATACCGGGTTAAGATAAAATCCGTCTAAATTATCAGGTAACCCATCAGCTTTGCCACCTGAGTATTCTTCCAGTTCTTTTTTAGCAAATGTACTAATAGGTCCTGTAGCAACGTCCAATGGAGTACTAGTAGCCAATGCGTGATCTAAAGAAGTCAACACACCTTGATACATATCTAATAAGAAATTTTGTAATTTTTTGGAATCGGTGCTGCTTATATTATTCATCACTTCATCTATATCATACTTAACTTTTTGCATTTTACCATTAACAACTTCATAATTGTATCTGGCTAAGAACATTTTATCAATATCGAAGTCAGAACCAGTAAGTGCAGTAATACCAGAAGGGAATTGGATCATGCTACCATTAAGACTAGGCACTATATCTACTATTTCAACAGGTATAGTTGAATTCTGCCCCTGTGTAGGAACACGATACGATAATGCAAATAATTCTTTATTATCTAGTATGAACCTACGTTGATCTTCAAAGTTATCAAAATCGTATCCTTTAATTTTATTGCGTTTAGCTTCCTGTATTACATCGTCAAAGAAATTTATAGACAATCTAACTTGCATTCTTTGATGAATATTGCCGTTGGAATCAATTTCTCCAGGCATATACAGATGTTTGTCAGCATGTTGCTTCAGATTCATGAAATTATCATAACCAACACTAGTGACCTAATACAAAGCTTTACCTGGAGTAACAGTATCTATTATAGTATCACCCATTTGAGCAAGAATACGAGACATCATCCAAGCAATATTTGGCATTGCTGCTGGGTGTATTTTAAATTCACCGTTTTCATCGACTTGGAAAGCAGCTACCGTTTCAGCTAGAAGATTCTCAGTTTGAGCCATGGTCTATAAAGACTTCATAAAAGCTTTTTTATCAATAACTCCGTTATCGTTTATACCCCACTTTTTGTTAAATTTAACAGACCCTCTTCTAGTAAGTTCATCTAGAATCGCTTTATAGAATGTCTGAAGCATTTGACCATCAACTGTAACACCATTAACTCTATATCGTCTGTCTTTATTAGTGTTCATCATTGCTACTTTCATAAATTGAGTCAACAGATTAGCGTCGTTTGTGTGATGTGAAGCTGTATTAAGCTGGTCTCCTAGCAAAGAAAAGTATTGCGACTGAATTACTGAAGCATTTAGTGCAGCTCTATCCACCTTACCGTTTAAATCGAACAATTCAAAGTTAGGTAAACCTCCTGATTTAACGGCAGTTTCTTGTTTAACCACGTCTACATTACTATCTTGCATAAAATCGTATAACTGTTGTATTTCATGTCCTTCTACTTCAATTTTCCATAATACTTTATAAGAAGATTTATCATAAATTGGAGTAGTAAGTCCATCCATTCTACCCTAATCGTATCCGTAGTAAATATACTTAAGAGATGGCGATTCAAATTTGAATTTATCAGCAATACCAAAAATCCACCCTTTATAATCACGCACTTCTTTACTGTTCAAATTAGTTTTATTAGCATCATACGCCTTAGCTTTTTTTACCAATTCGTCATAGTTTATATTAAGCACTTTACATATATTATCCTGAATAAGTCTTACCGTTCTGGGAGTAAGCTTGTCAGATCCGAATTTGTCATAATAAGTAAGTAGATTATATATAGCTTCAGATACATCGTTCCACGCCCCTTTTCGCTATTGTAAAGCTCTAAACATTTGACTGGTAACCCAACTTTGAGCATCTGATGGATCGTTTTTAAGATAACCTTCGTATCTGTTTTCAAAATCTTTTACTGCAACATCTAATAACTATGCATCAGACATTGGTTCTCCGTTGATCATTACTTTCAAACGTCGTTCTTCTCTAAATTGCAGTAACCGATTTATCAATTTAGCTTTACGATAATTATCTTTTATGTTACCATCAGCATCTAATACGTCAGAAGTGTCAATATTTACTTTTATATTATTATCTTCCAAATATATTTTAACCATGTTCTCAGATAGCCCAAGAGCTCTGTATGCTTCCCCTTTATACTTAGCTTGATTTACAACCATTGTGGTGTTCAAAGTAACAGAATTATATGTGTTGCTATCGAATAGTCTATCTTCTTCGTCAAACGCATTTCTCATAGTACCTTTTTCTGAAGTAAGAGAAGTAGTAGAAACAATACCTGAATAACGTTTGGTTACACCGTCGATATTTTTATGATATGCGATATCTCCGTGACACAATTTCTCAAATTCTGATATATCTGACATACCTTGTATTACAGCAGAACCAACAGCTCTATAATAATCATTACCGCTTAATTCATTTATGTTAACAAATTGTTTACCGTAAATGTATTTTTTAATTAAATCTGAAGGCAAGTAACGATTACTTGTTATATTACCAGCATCATCTACTATAATAGCTTTTAACTGTTGTAGTTTAACGATAGCGTATGCAATATTATCATTTAACATGCTTCTTATTTGTTTTCTGATACTTTCTCGGTTTATCATATCATAAACATAATCTATAGAACTTTGACGAGAATCTGTATCGAACATATTAGAAGATATTTTTTGCACCATGTTAGAAGAAAGATTTATAGATTTGCCTATATCTTTAAAGTGCCTAAACTCGTATCCTCTAGGGCCTTTTTTACCAGAACGTAAATCTATATGGAACGCTCTTCTGTAATATCTATCATTAACTTCATCATACAACCATTGCTGCTCTCCTTCTACGTAATGATACGTTTTTACTAATAGTCTAAGTAACTTAGCAGCTTCTGGGTTATTTTTAAATATTTGTTCCTACTACAATGAGGACAATTTTGAGAACGAATCAATAGTGTAATTGCTATTAGTTGCCTAGTTCAACTTTTCAATAAAGTAATCTCTAGTGTATCTAGCATCTGATATAGCCATAATTTCATCTGCCAAATAACCAACAAATACATCTACTACTTTAGGATTTATATCTAAATTATCATTGATAATATTTTCAAACATTGGTATACCTTCAATATCAGCAGCAAATCTTTTATTAGCCAATGCTGGTGTAACGTGTTTACCTGACCATATAGATATAAACCTATTTGTTAAATCTTCTAGTTCTGTTACTTCTTTATCTGCTACAGAGTCATTCCACTCATCGTCTAATACTGTACTAAGTTTTGTGTGTACTTGTACCTGTTTAGCTCCACCTAAGTTTTTTAGTGTATCTAACCATACAGAATGAGAATTATAAGCATTGTTTAACATCTTACTAATCCATTCTTTAGTGTTAGCAAGTATGGCAAAAGTTCTGGTTATGAAATTATACTATCCTATTGAATATATTTTGGTATTTCTGGGACCTTTTTGAGATTGTGTGGATGGTATAGATTTAATATAAGAACCAAACATTTGAGATAGCTAAGTAAGAATACCTTTTTCTGTAAACATCTCATCTAACTTCTTATATACTCCTTGCTAACGCTTATTGGAAGATTCTATAAGTCTAAATTCAGAAACATTAGATGTATTTAACTTATTTAAAGGTTGTAAAAGCAAATTTTTACCAACCTTACCACTTTTGGATGCATTACGCATAGCTTTCTGCCAAGCTACAGCGTCTTGCTATAAATCGCCAGTTATAGATCCAAATTGATAAATTTTGTCAGCTTCTCTAAGTACGTCTTTTATAGACTCTAAGTTTTCTATGTTCAATTTGTTCATAGCCTATTTTAGCGGAGTTATCATATTTCTAAATAACTTGCCAGCTTCACTAGTAGTAGCTACACTGTTTAATTTATCAGAAATGATATCAAGGGCAACAATCATAGATCCTTTCCACTTATTGTCTAGTTTACTTTGAATGGCATCTAGACTTCCGTTCTTAGTAGTAGCTCCATATCTATATTCGCCATTTGAACCTATGTTTCTAGCAGTAGTAGTGTAAGAATGAGTTTCAAAATTATGAATATACTTAACAAAGTCAGTAAAGAATCTGTTCAATAAAGCACTATTAGTGTTTTCATTACTAAGTATATGATATACCTACATCATAGTAGAACTATTTTCTTCTTCCATTTGTGTCTTAGCTGCTGAATACAGTTTGTTCAACATATCTTCCACACTATTAGAATTAGTTATAGCGTGTACTATTCTAGTATATAAATCTCTTACATTTGCAAATTTGAGTATACCATCTGGCGTATATTTAGCAGTAGCTGCATCTGTAGGATCTAAATCAGTTATAGACCATAGTAGCATTTTCATACTAGCGTCCATACTGTTATACATATCTCTCATATAACTATCTCGATAGTCTGAAAATCCTAATACATCTATACCGTACTCTTGTAATTCATCTTGTCCATCTTCTGTAATTTCAACATCTTCTTCAATATCAGCTTTTAACACTTTGTTAGGATTGTGAGAAGTATCTTGAACAAGGTTAAATTGACGTTCTACAAAATTACGAATTATTCCAGCCCATTGATCCCAAGTATCGTCTCTTACGATATTTTTATAAACATTGATAAGTCTTACCATCTTAGCCTAAGCTATGGCAATATCGTCGTCATTAAATCTGCTTAAGTTTTTATCAATTTTTTTATTACGCAATTGTTTATCTAATTCAATGACTGCTTTAGTATATGTTGTTATATCATGTTGATAAGATGCTTTTAGCGCATTAGTGTTTATAGATAGTCTACCATCTGTATTTGTATATATACCAGAGTTATAAATTAATTTACCTAGCATATCACGCATTATTTCATTATATTGAATTGCGTCTTCAGCTAAAGTAACTCCATTTACCTTAAAACCAGAATATGCAGGAGCTTTACTGTACATCTTTTCAAACTCTTCTATGTTGTTTTTAGTAGCTTTGGCATATGCAAATCTACCAGAATACATATCTTTAAACAATTTGTCAAGATTACTGTAATTAGGATTTATATTTTTACCAGAAAGCTTCCTTACTATATTTCTCACAGCATCTGCAATATGTTGAAATACTTTACTGAAGATATTACCTTCGTAGTATTTATCAGGGTGTTCCTGAGAACTTTCTATTACAAATTCAGCAAATCTATCTGCTAAATACTCTTCTATCTACTAATTTGAAGCAAAAGCGAGATCTGTGTTTTTATTGCGAGCATCATTATACATCTTGTTTCTTTGTTCTTTAGACAGAACAAATAAACTTATTCTGTGAAATGCTTCGTGATAGAACGAACCTCTAGCAATTTTATTAAGCTTGGCATCTCTGTACAAACGTATACCAGATGCTGCGCATTCTCCAAATACATAAATCTAAGCACCTCTAACTTTATCCCACACTTTTTTCCCTTCTGGTAAGAAAGAAAAATCAAAATCTTTACCCAATATAGTTGTTACTCTATCTAAAGCAGAATCGTAATCCTCTTTCTACACATGTTGGTCTAAGAAGTCAAATATAGCACCTGTATTAACTCCATTTTGATATACTAGTTCTCTAGCAAACTAATCGGCTAATTTACCAATATTGTCATCGAACAACGCTTCCGATCTAGAACTGTATAATTTGTTTTGTACACCCCATATTGCTAACGCTCCAGATATAATATCTTTAGCTGTATTTATATTTTCAGAGTTTCTAAGATTTTCTAATCGTTTTGCATTATTTTTATCAGTAGAAGACCCAATCTTTAAGAAATCTATTAGTTCCTACACAGATTGTAACTATGGTTTTTCCTGTATTGGGGCAGCAAACTGTGAAATTGGAGTAGGTCTCAAATTAAGACCTTTCAATTCTGTTTGAGTTTCAACACTAGTTTCAGGTTTTTGTTTATATTCTTCTAGTGCGGAAATAAAAGAATCATAATCTTCATCTGTTATATCTTCTTGTGAAGATAAAGCTATTTCCAAATCACTGCTACTACTATCTTTTGGTATTTGAACAGTAATTCCATTGAAAGACATTTTTAAATCTTCTCCAATCTCTTGTATACTTACTTTAGTATCTTCAGATGGTTCATCTTCAAATTTTACAGTTGTTTCACTAACTGTTTTTGGTTGTATTGGAAGATTCTCAATAGGAGTATTAAAACTATTATATCCTACTGGTAAATTAGTTTGAGGCTAATTATGAACTACCTGCTAAACAGGTTGTTGTGGAACAGTGTTAGAGTTGGATACCAACTGCTGCATGGCTTCAACTAATTGCTGTAACAAATTTCCTTGCTCAGATGATTGGGATGATGTTTGTTTAGTATCTATGTCAAAATCGGTATGTTCAAAACCTCTACCAAAGAATATAGCTTTACCGTCTATTTGTACAAACTTACCTTCTTCGTCTGCAAGTACTAATTGAACTTGTTTTTTATTAATAAGAGCTTTTATTAATCTAGCTATAAACTGCGGTTGTTCACTTATAGCTATACTAAGTTGACCAGTATCAGTATCTGCTGATAAATCAGCATCATATGTAGCGGTAATTCGTTTGCTACGCATTCCATATACAGCTACTTTATATTTTCCAGGTTGCAATTTGCCATCTTTAGCAAAACTGTTTATACGATCTTTAAACCCTTTCAAGAAGTTCTCAATATATTTTTGTGCTTCTTTTATGCCACCTTTACTTTCTTGATTGGTCATTTCGTCGTATAATTGATCAGAGTTTATTTCTTCTCCTAATCTTTGTTTAGCTTCAGCAGAAGTACCACTGTCTTGAGTCCTCTAAGCAGAACTAACAAATGTTACCTTTTTCTTATAATTTACATATACGCTGGGCTTAACTGTAATAGCATTTGATGTTCTATTTAAATCTGTTAATACAATACCGTCATCAATAAGTATTGTAGAATAAACTTCGTCCGCTTTGTGGTCAAAAAGAATATTACCATCCTCATCCTGTACTTTTAAATTATTACCGAGTACACTAGAGCCTGCTAATTTTTCTCTATCTATACGATATGTTTTATTTTGAATTATAAAATTTATTAATTCTTCAAAATTATTTTCATTAAGTAATTGCTGCCCAAAATGAACTCCTTGTTTATCTACATACAACAGTCTAGCGTAATTATTATCTGATGGATTATTAGCTATAGCTTCTGTTCCGGTATATATAAAAGTATCTAACAATTGTTTAACAGACATGTCTGTGTCTATGTTAAATCCCTCTACGTTTATATCTCTAACGTAACTACTTAAACTATATTTTCCATCGTTTATTCCTTTAAGTATAGAAGCTAAGAATTTAGCAGTTGTTCTATCAAATCTTTTAGGATTTAAGTGCACAATAGTGTGTCTTCTAGAAGAAGATAAGAAAGAGGGAGTTATGAGGTAAATAGCACCAGGAGTACCGTTAGCATCCTTTACCAGTACTTTTTCACCTTTACTGTTAAAATACACGATGTTAGAACCTACTTCTGAATCATATGAACCATAACCAAAAATTACAGGAGATACTTTTTTACCTTCAAATTCATTTTTACTTATTTCTTCTTCAAGTTCTTTTTCTAATTGAGCATTTACTTGGTTTATTTTCTAATCGTACACTTCATTGATTTTAGCAATAATGTGTGATTTGGTAGCTCCAGCATTATCGTATTTTAATACAAATTCTCCTTTTCTATTAACGCGTACAAGTTGATCATACAATTCTTTACCAAGTAATTCTTCATTGTCACCAATAAATTTAATCAGTTCTGTTTTTTTCCTAATTGATCTTACAGTTTTTTGTAAACTTTCTTGCTCAGTTTGAAGTTCCTACTTTCTTACTTCTGATTCTAGCTATCTACCTTCTGCTGACTCTTCATCCTATGCGTTACGCTTTAACCAATCTACTAAAGAAAATACATATTGACCATCGGAATTTTTGATTAAACCCAATGCTTGAATTTGATTTAATTTAGATTGTTCGTGTTTAGCTACACGATTAAAATTATTATAATCTATATTATTCAGAGGCTCAGCAGTACCCATAGTAATGGCTTGCATTACATTAGTAGGTCTACTTAATCTTGAGAACCTTCTGTTGTCAAAATATTGAGATATTATACGATTACCCTCTTCAGAATTACCATTTTTCTTAAAATTGTAACCTAAAATATCTAACTTGTCCATAAATTCTTGTGAATTGTGGCTATCTCTAATTAATTTTTCAATAGTATTGCCTATTCTAACGAGTAAATCTCTATTATCTGGAGTGTCCAGTGTACTTATAATTTCACCGTTCAGTTCAATACTTAATGAATTTTTACTATTAAACCATCTATTGTTTAAAGCTTCCTATACAGTATCTTCTACCACAGGAGTAAGATTGTTATCGTCTTGGTAATTCTTATAAGACAAAAACAATTCTGGTGAATATTTTTGAGCAAAAGATAATAATAATTTAGCCCTTTCAGTATTAGCGCTCTATACTTTTGTACCTCTTTTTTCAGCTTGACCCAAAGTGGGTATAACATACTTAGGTATAAAGGTACTATGCAAGTCAATTAATCCATCTGCATACTTAGCTAAACCTTTAAGTAAGTGAGCTAATTTAGTAGTATTCTACCGTTCTTCACTAAGGGGTTGATTAAGAGATTCAATATCTACATTATTATAACCAATCTATTTCGCTAATTGTACAAGTTCGTTTAGATGAGCAGATACTTTAGTTATTGCTTCTGGTAATTCGCCTTCATATCTTTCATCTATTTCTTTAGATGTCATTGTTTGACCAGCTTCATTTTGATAAATATTTAGATTAGGGTTTACTACTGTTGTAACTTGATAATTGTATCCACCATTAGTTACAATCATGTCCCCAGGCTGGAATCCTATTTTGTTGGTATATTCTGGTTTGTAAGATTCAGTTTCTAATCCTTCCACATCTTCTTTTTTCTCTACCTTTTTATAATTATACCATAAATTATGTATTAATTCCGAACGCGAATCAAGTTCAGCTTTAGAAGGTTCGGTAGAATATGCATAACCTGCAAAATCCGCACCAACGACATATGACCATTTATTACCAACCCTTTTCTGATTAAAATAAATTCTTACAGGTAAGGCGTATACCATATTATCGTAATCATCCTTGCTGAGTTTAGCCAATCCTATAGTTATGCTGTCTACTTCACCATTAGCTAATTTATTTATATTTTCTATTATATCATCTGTAGCTTTACCTTGTTCTCTAAGATACGCTATTTGCCTTCCTATTTTATTAAAATCATCAATGGCTTTATACCTGTTTAAAGTACGACCGAATTTCTTTAATATAGCAAAATCCTTACTTATTTCCTATTTAGCTTCATCAGAAGATTGATAAGGCATAGTAATAAAACCTCTCCAGAATTTACTAGCATAGTAAGGGTTGCTTAACATGGTAGATATTCTAGCCCCCATACTATTATTCAAAGGATACCCTTTAATCATTAAAGGTCGGTCTTTACTCTTTTCTATTAAATCTTGTTGATGTAGAGGACCGTGCTTTTTACCAGTTTCGTTATCAAGATTAAATTCAAAAGTATCCCCATCTACAGAATCTATATTTCTTTTTCTATTTCTAGACTTTTTATTGGCTTCTATATCTTGGTTTACTGAATTTACCAGTCTCTTCAATTTATTACTAAATTGTTTAGTATTACCCAAATTATCTTTGGAAGTAAGTGTCTATAAGAAAGGATCGTCAGATTTTACGGTAAACTGATTAGAAAAGTCTATAGCTGATGCTGCTTCTTTTAATTGAGATATTGTTTTTCTCAACGAAGTAGCAGCTTGTTTACTAGCTTCATCTTCCTAACTATCTAACAGTTTTAATTCGCTTTCTAACGTATTTATCTGTTCGTTTATTCTGTCTTTTTCAGAATTTTGTGCTATTTTTCTACCACGTAGTAATAATCCTTCTTTTTCGGAGTATTCTGAATTTGTGAAATCAAAAGAATATCTATCTCCATTCTCATCAAACCACACAGTAGAGTCACTAGGAAAATTGGGATTGTGTCTCTATGTTCTAGCATTATCTTCGTCTACTAAATCAGTTAATCTAGTTAATTGATCTCCTAAGTGTTTAGCAGCTTTTTGTAACTTATCCAAATTCTATTTATCTTGGTCAGATATACCTTCAGTGTCTTTTTTATCAGTATATCTTTTAGACAGTTTATTCATTAAGTTTTTAAGGTATCTTGCGTAAGATAAAGCATCTGTACCCACAAGATCTCTGCCTTTATTTACTTCATCAACAATATTGTGCAATACACTTTCTTGTGGTATTGAACTCAACAAAGTTTCAAACTGCGATATAGTATTATTTATATCTTGCTATATTAACTGTTGTTGTTCTGTAACTTGAGCGTCTTGTAATGCTGTAAGTTCATCTTCTAATTGTTTAGGAGACTTTGTTTCATCAATTTCTTCAACGTCTTCGCTGTGTTTTCTAGAAGCTTCATTAACTGCGTCTGCTAATTTATTTTGTATGTGTTGAGCCTATCTATATTTAGTTATTTGCTAAGATATGTATTCTTTGTCAACACTTTGCAGTTTTTCAGATTTCTCCTGCAATAGCGGAGATATTATATTCAATATACCTCTATTTTTAGAATTATTTTGAATATTCTTAAACAGTTCTGTATCACTAATTAAATGTTCATCTAATTCATTAAGAACATCTTCTGTCACATCTAATTCTTTAGCTAGTCTACTGATATTATCTTTTATACGCTTCTTAGATTTTCTATTCTCTGACAATGTTTGATTCAAACTATTTGTAGCATCAAATAACCCAGTATATTTACTTATTCTACCTTGTGTCAATGCAGCTTTAATTTGTGTTTCCGCTATTGACTAATCTGTTAAACGATCATAATATTGCTGAACTTGTTTATCAATTAAAAGAGTAGCTATTTGTAACAGCTGCGCGTCTGTCAAATTGTCTTTCTTCAAAAGCTGTTTAGCTTTGTTTTTAAAATCTTCATTTTCTAGCAAAGTAATAGCATTGTTTCCGGCAACTAAACCTTCTTTTGCTTTCAAAGCCATAGCTTTAGAAAGTTCAGTTTTAGCGTTCCATGAAAGAGCTAATAATAAATCTTCATCCTCTACGTCTAAATTCAATTCATTCAATTGTTTAGCCGATTGTTTTTTGTGAGAAATCAAATTATTATACTCTTCTCTCTACTCGTTTATAAACTCGTCAATATCAGTATCTTTAGGAATAGAACCATCTTTTGTTAAAACAGTAGTGTCCAAATTGTATTGCGTAGTTTTTCCATCAGATCCTTTTTGTTTTAACATATTACCAATTCTGTCTAGCATATCAAGGTAAGTGCCATTACTCATCCCCTCTCTTACCTTTTTATAAAAATCAGAATTACGGTTAATTTCGTCTTGTTGCATCAACGCTGTAGCAACATAATCTCCAACTCTTTTGCTTTGAGTAATGTCGTTAAATGTTTTTCTAGCATTTAAAGCAGAACCAATTACACCTTGTGGACTAAAAAATGGCAATAGTGCACCACCCATCATCTCCTCAAATAACTGTGCATCATTTTCATATTCGTGGTTAATATTAAAAGCAGCTCCTAAAGTTTTAGCTCTAAGCCACAAATTGTCTACAGTATCTTCAATCAATTGACCATTTGTCAAAGCATCATAAAATGATGAATTTGCATAATCGTCCGCATACTCATCATTCATATACTTTTTAATAATTACGTTTTGCGATCCTTCTTCTGACGCTTCCACTGCGCTACGCCATACAGAACCTGTTGCAAAATCAAAAAGTTTGTCAGCTATTACTTTTTTTCTTAGATTAGAGCCAAGATTTGCAACCTGTAATCCTTGTGCCATTCTGTTAGCCATTGCTTGTTTAAATGGACTTCCTATGGTTTTATATGCAAATTTACCAACAGTTTTTGCAGTGCCTGTTAGATATTTACCCAACGGTATAAAATAAGATAAATCGGATAGTACTTCTCCAAACCCAAGTGCATTATTCTGCTCATATATTCTTCTAGTTCCAAGATATGCTTCTTTAGCTATCTGATCAAATTCTGAAGAACCTGATATGATATCGCCATCTGCTAATGCCGCTTGTATTATTTCATTATCGTTTAAATAAGTAACGTCTACACCTTTTTTAGCTAATTGCTGCTTAGTATTATTTATCACAGGTTGTAGATCTACATTTCTCTTTTCAGCTAGTTGCTATACTTTTTCAGAATACCCATTAAATGCTTCCATGTGGGACTCATTCTCACGCGAGGTTATTCCGCCAAATAATTGAGCTGCGCCAATAGAAATTATACCACCTAATACAGCACCAGCTGCGGCTCCAACAGGTCCAGCAGCAGCTCCAATTGCTGCTCCTAATTTAGATCCTGCTACGAATCCTCCCCAACCTGCTAACATACTAGTAGTCTAATACAGGGCGCTAGTATTGCTAGTGCCCATAGTTGATGGCATTTTATAGAAAAAATTACCCCATCCAGCGGTAGCATCATTACTCTTTCTTGTATAGTACTGACTTATATCATAGTTCTTATAGGACTAATTTAGTTCTTCTAAATCACCTAAATACTGTTTATAATTTTCGTCATATTGTTTTTGGTTATCATTTATGATACCTTGTAATTGGTCTCTATTAGGGTCTGCCTAATATGACCAACTACCATTCTTACGCATAGAATCCGTAATATTACTTATTTCATTCTGAATAATAGCTACTTGGTCTTTAGAATCAACTTGATCTAATTGATCATACAACTCTAACAGTTTCTAAGAATCATTAATGTTCTATTTATTAACTGTCATTTTATCCTGAGAAGTCTACATCTAACCTTTTTGTAAACTTCTATAATAATCTCTAGTTGCGTCCTAAGCCCAATCTATGAAATCATAATCTGCTGCCCAATCTGAGGTGTTCTTATTTTCATAGTAAGCCTTATCCAGAAATCCAATGCTGTTATTTCTGTATAATATTGGATTTTTTGTAGCGTTCTATAAATCTATGTATGACATATTTATTATTAATTAAAATCCCATTCCGGGAGTCCAGTTATTTATCTAATTCATTAACGCATCATCTTGTTGTATCTACATTTCTTTTGTATTTGTTGTACCAGTTTCTTTCTAATAGCTTCTATTTGTCATAATTTTATCAACATCACTATCACTAGTACCCAAAACCATCCTTACTGTAACGTATCCTTGTGACCATCTGGAATCTTCTCCAGCTCCCTCTGGAGCTCCCGATACAGTAAAACCATAGTCTTTTAAAGTATTTTTAGGATTTTCTATTCTCCACCAAGAAGTATAAGCGTTTTCTATATCTTTATAAGGTACATTCACACTAACAAGTAAACCTTTAGTATTGCCTTGTTCTATGTAGCCTTCTACCTTGTCGATAGCTACTTTACCAAAATCACCTTTGGCTATTCTTTCTTCTATATCAAAATTATCTTGACCCCAAGTATCTCTATCAAGATGCATATTTTTAATATCATTAATTTTGTGTCCAGCTTGTTCTACAAGGCTTGTAACATAAGGATTATCTAATACAATGCTTCTGGGAGATATTAATTTATTAGGATCTATAATATAACCTACTTCTTCATTTACTTTTTTATTAGATCCAAATAAGCTATTTAACATATTTTGATTTAAATTCGGTCCAACTGGTTGTGTAATTATTCTTAACCCATCTTCCCACATATCGTGTACTTTCTTTTCGTCGTACATATACTCTCCACCATCAACGTACATTCTAAAGTTACTAAAAGGATTTGCATTAGGATCTAATTGTAATGTTTTATTAAAAGCTTTTTGCATGGCTCTACCCTCTGCTTCTTTTATCATATTTTGATGCTATTCTTCATACTACTATATGGCAGAATTTATTTTATTTCTATCTTTATTACTAACTACAGGAGATTGTAGTGCAGCTTGAAACGCGACTTGATCTAATTCTTCAGAATCTTGGTGTCCTTTAGCAATAAGAGTTTGTTTAATTAGTTCTACAGCTTGTGCAAATTTAGGATTGCTGTTCATAATTTGATTAGTAAGATTGTCTATATTAATCTAGGATTCTTCTGTAAGTTTTTGATATTTCTGAAGGAAACTAGGATCTGATAGTTCGTCTCTACTATCGTTAGATAAAGTTCTATTGAATATATTTTGACGATGCTTCAAGTACTATCCAGTTAGCATATCACTAAGTCCTAACACAGCACCAGAAGGCTTACCCTAACTACCTTTTCTAGCTTGTGCTAATCTTATAGCAGCTCTATTCTAATATTCAGCCATAGCATATGGATCTACTACAGGTTTCTTTCTAACATATTCTAATGCATCGTTCATAGCTTGATTTCTAAAAGCATTCTCAGCCTACTCTAAGGTCATACCATTTTTCATCATAGCTTTTATATGAGCTTCTGCTATAGGGGTATTACGTATGGATGACCAATTGGTATCTACTTGTCTTATTACAGTATCTGCATCAACGCCAATCCAATTATATCCGCCTTTACTATACAAGAACGAATCTTGCAAGTTGTTTACATAAGGTTCTACTTGTTCTCTAATTGATTGATAACGAATAGGATTTAAATTATTCATTATTCCCTAATCTTTAGTATTCCAATTAGTTATGTCAATGTCGTCCATGTTAACATCGTACCTACCTTCTGCTTGTAACTTAGCTATATTTTGCTCACGAAGCCTAAGATTTTCAGCAGATTGTTGATATTGACTTAACAAGTTGTAATCTAAGTTGTTTATAGTATTTTGTAATCTAGCTCGATAATCTGCGTTTTTCATAACACTTGGGTTAACAGCAGCTTCTTGTATTAGAGGATCTAGAACTTTTATAGAAGCGTTATAATAATTCTATGTATCTACACTAGAAGGTGAAACAAATTCTCCAAATTTTTTAATATTTGTTTCTAATTCTTTTTCTGCTTGTTTTCTTTGGTCTGCATAATCTTTACCTAATGCGTATAATTTTTCAAACGGTATTGGTACATATTGACTAATATAACCATAAGAAGCAGGTTCATCGTATCTATTAACCATTTTTTACTCTATTTAATATTTTATTAACTCTATTAAGTACATTGTCTTCTGTACCATAATTAAGCATGGGTTGTAACATTTCCAAAGCTGCCATATCCATACTTGTTTGTTTTTTATCTCTCAGTGACGCTCCCCAATTATTTAAAGCTGAAGCAAAATTTCTTCTATTTATATTTCTAGCATTTGCTTTATTCTGTGCATATTCAGTAGCAGCAGTGTGCCTAGCATCAGCATACTGTTGCCCCCATTGGTTAGCTATTTGGGCATTGTTAAACGCCATTTGATTTTCAGCATTATTTTTAGTAGCGTAAGCATTAGCAATAGTTTTGTTCCTATTAACTGCTGACTGTAAACCAAATGCCATATTAGCTCCAGTGTTAGGATTAATATTAGCCATATTATACCTAGCAATTCTATCACTTAAAGTAGCTTCTCTAAGTATAGGATCTATGTTATAATCAGTAGGACCATATGCTGGATTATAAGTATAGGTATCTACTTTTTCTGCACGTTCTCTGTCAAATAGAGGAGCTAAAGTAGCTACAGTAGAATATAAAGAAGACATATCTAATCCATTACTTACTGCATCATCTGGAGAAGGGTTATACATAAATGGTCTGCCAATATTCAATTTGGGTAAAACTTTACTTGGTTTAGAAGTTAATTCTGTTAAAGATGGACGATCATTACTAAAAGGTTGTATTGGTCCAGTAACTTGTTCCTAAACAGGCTGTTGTACGCTTGTTTGTGCTGTGCTTCTTTTTGTACTTGGAGTGCTACGAACTGCTGTCTGTGGTATTGAGGTATCTTGAGTTATTGTGGGGATTGAATAACTATCAGAAGTATTAGTACCTATTACACCTAAAGCAGGTGTGTTAAATTCGGGATTAATAGAAGATAGTCGCTCGCCAACAGTAAGGTCACCCCAATTACCATTCATGTACATATTTCCAATAAAATAAGGATCATTTGCATTTGGTATACTGTTCGTAGTTTTATTCTACTAATAAGTAGAGTACCTCCCTGCTCCAGACGGACCTATAATTCTAGGTTCACCTTGAGTAAACACATCTCTGTACAAGTTCCAATTAAATCCTTCATCAATTTCTTTAGGATCTGTAGCGTTTTTACTCACTGGCACAGCTTCGTTGTTTCCAGTAACTTTATATTGTTTTCCTTTATACTCAAAGGTGTCGCCAACCTAGTATTTTTTACCAGCTACCTCAAAAGCGTGATCGTTGAATATTGTTGGTGTGTTTTTCTTTATCTTTTTATTTGGTAACTTTAAAAAATCGCGTTTACCAACATTATGTGTACTTTTAGTAGCAGTGTCCTATTTTAGGACAGTTGGTTGTTCAATCTCCTCAGAATCATTGTAATTCTAAATCCACATAGAATCTGGTAGGAGATCGTTGCGTACATCATTCATTTCAACAAAACCACCTGTGTTGGGGTCAATATAACCAAAACCACCTAGCATAGGATCATATATATATTTTAGTTTTACTTTTTTTCTGCCAGATACACCAGAAGTTCCTTCTTCATAAGTTGGAATACTTTGTTTTTTATTTGTTTTTTTATTCTTTATAGATTCTTGCTATTCTAATAAATTCTAATAAGTTATTTGGTTATTTCTTTCATTTAATATCTGACTGTTTTCAGCATATATATTATTAGCTTTCTTATTGCTTTTTTTCATCAATTTCTTACCCATTTCTGCAAATGTTTTATTAGTTCCTGGAACTTTTAATTTATCACTCAATACTTGAGTTCCAACAGGTACATTTAACAAATTAGAATCTGTAGGTTTACCTTCTTCTGGTATAGAACCTATAGTTCCATCTGGTGTTCTTAACATCTCACCATCATCTAAGTAAGCCATAGTAGATGGTACTATACCACCTTTAGATAAACTTAATTCATTGTATCCATTTTCCTAATAGTAATCAGCTGCTACTTGTTCAGACATTTGTCTAGCCTGAATACCGTTTTTAATTCTACCAGCTTTATTACGTATATAACTTTTACTATGACCAAATAGACCAGCTATTCCTGATGGCAATTCATACTCACCAGTCTACTCATTAACAGAACCGCCAGAACCTATACTTGAAGTAATACCACCAATAGCTCCACCTATTACTGCTCCCCAAGGTCCACCAATAGAAGCGCCCATTGCAGCTCCAGATCCTATTCCACCTATTACACCAGCTGCTGTAGGTTTCTTTCCACTAGTAGCATTACCTATCATACTACCTACAGCACCAACTCCTTGTGTAACTACATTAGCTTTATCTACTCCACTCATATTCCCCCAATTTGAAATAGCGTCAGCGCCAAAAGCGTATTGAGGAATTTTTTTTAATTTCTTAGTTTTCATATTATAACATTGAATATCTATAAGTTGTTTTAACATATGGAAGTTTGAACTCTTTGTTATCATTACAATCAAATGTGTAATTACAAATTAAATACTTTCCTCTCATTCTTCCAGCATAAGACATGTTAGTTTGCTATTGTAAATCAGGTTTATCTTGTTTTTCTCTACTTATCGCAAATCTATAATTATCTTCTCGAACTTCTATGTTGTTGTAATCAATAGAGTCTGTTACTTGGGTTTTAGTTTCAAAATGTATATCTGTTATTAATGTAGGTTTTTCTTCATCTCCAACATCTTCAAATTCAGCAGAAAACCATTGATTATCAAATACTTTAGTATATGCTATATCTTTATTTACTACAAACCTTACATAAGATATACGTTCTTCTTTCTCTTTACTATCATCTACGTAATACATATTGTGTAGATAGTAACAATTATTATCTTTAATAGTAACTAATCTAGTAGAAAATGGGAAGAACCAATTTGGATTATGAGTATAGAAAGATGTAAATACATTTAACTGTTCATTAAATATTAAACATCTATCATATATTCTAAACCACACTTCGTTGTATTTTTTATCATAGAATGATACTGGATTTTTTCTAGCTGAGTCTGGCAATCTATTTAAATATGTCTATACTTGTTTTACTTTAGATAATTCATTAAATCCATTACCCAATGAACATATTACATTTTTATCAAAATCGTGCCAGTATAAAGTTGTTTCTGAATTAGTAATACTTTTATCATTTACTATACTACTACCATTTTGTGTAACTAAGTAATCATACCTGGTTAATACTCCTCCAGTACCTAATACTAGTTCTCCAGCGTTATTGTCATTAATTAATGATCTATCATTGACAGAAGCTATACCAACAGAACTGTCCTAAAAGAAGTATAACCTATTCTTGAATACTTTTAAATTAGTAACTGGTCCGTATGTACTATCTGTATCTAAATAATTAGCAAATTTAAATTTAGTCCAACTATCTGTCTATTCATTAATAGATTTTACTTCAGAACAAGTAATACGATTCATGCTCTTTACATTATCTTCAGCGTATATAGAACTTTGAATATAACTTTTAGCGGTATTAGTACTAGAATATGCTGAATTATATGTATACATAGGCTTTCCTTGAGTGTAATTTGTATTTAATGCTCCAGGCTCTGTTAAAAAATAAATATTAGCTTCTCCAGTCTGAGCATTACCTGTAGATACCGTAGTATCTTGAGAAAAATGTTCATCGTTTCTATAGTGCAAGTTTACACTGGATTCTAAAGGTATATAAGCTGCAACAAATCTCTTGAAACCGTTTCTATCGTCTGGATCATTTCTAGTAAACAACAAGGTGTGTGCATAATCTAACACTCCTAAATATGTATCACCACCGAAACACATAGCTGTATCATATTTTTCCCAAGATGTTTTGACATAAGTATTAGTACTATAATAAGTAGAATAACTTCTACTTATAAATGTATTGCCACCATACTAAGTAGCACTCTTCTTTATATTAACAAAAAGCACAGAGTTGTATCTAAACTTTCTCAACATTGGCGTTGTACGTATACCAGTAAAACCTCCGGAGTATACATCTGGAGCACTAATAGCTAAACATACCCCATGCGGTCCAAGAGCTTCATTAGAACCAATACTATAATTGATAAACCCAAATCTATCTATATAGTTTACTATCTATTTAGCATCAAAAGCTTCTTGATAAGGAGAAATATTAGTTGGTTTAGTAACATCTTTTATAGGAAAAGATTGACGCAAATTAGAATTGTCTTTATGAGCATAGTTCTTACCAAACATCTAATAGTATTTACATACCCCTCCACTAAGTCTGCCGTCATTCTACTCAAACCCGTCAAATACTCCAGATTCTAATTTAATAGCTGGTAGATCTCCATCATAATCCGATCCTTCTACTACACCACCAAATGAATTTTCAGTCTAATTGTTATCATTTCTACCTAACACTTTTGTGAAAGGTATTCCTAGTCTGTGATGTTTATATCTATTATCATTACAATATGTAGCGGAATGAGCACAATATAATGGAACTATATTCATATTACTAGTAACAATAGAATCTGAATTTTCTTTATTAAAACATATATCAGCTGTTACTAAATCAAATATACCGTTAACGTCCATTGGGTTTATAGCTTGAGTATCTTGCTATACCATTTTGTTATCATATATATGATATATTCCTTGTGCAAACGGTGATACGGTAGTGTCTGTAAATGTTGGCATAATAGTAGGTCTTCTATCTATGCTACCAATAGAATATTCAGCTCTATAATCTTCAGTATTATTCTACCACCCATTGAATCTAACAGTTTTGTTTAGTAATCCCTAAGTAACTACAGTTCTATCTGCCAATGTTCTGTCGCATCTTACTATTTCATAAGCTACTACATCTGTAGGAAGATTCTATACATAAAATACTATACCTAACGGATGAGATATTAATTCATAATTACCAGTTCCATCAACTGTATCAGCAAAAGTAAATGGTTCATATCCTTCAATATCACCAGATGGAAATCTAATATCTCCAATCCAATGTACAGGAGATGGTATATTTTTCTAATTATAAAATACTATTCCAAATCTATATACTTCGTCTCTCTAATACCCTAAAAAATTAGATACGTAAAATGGATCGCTATAATTTCTTATTCTAGATGTATTATCATTATTATAGATATATACAGTTTGACCGTTCTCTGGACATTTTAACTTAATAGTAGCGTCTACTCTTTTAGATGCAGATAATTCCATATTATAAGCTAATAATTTATTACCTTCTTCATCTACAGATGGAGTATTGTCAGATTCTATTAAGTCTGTAGTAACAAATCTATAACTTATATTTACTCCTTTGCCACCTCTAACGGTTCTACTATCATCATATCCGTAAGCATATTCTTCAGTTTCATTATTTGGATATACTATTTGACTATTCATAGGGTTAATACAGTCGTGTTCTTCTGGTATAATAAAGTCGTTACCTTGACCCAATAACTAATCAAAAGTTAAAGTTAAAGAATTTTCAGTTATACTAGAATTTAGCTATATTGTTCCATTTTTATTGCACCTATATGCCCTAGCATCGTAAGCTACATCCCATGTTATTTCTTGTAAGTTTGAAGCAAATAACCTATTATTCATTTTAGCTATACTCTTAGCATTAAATTCAAACGGAATTATATTGTTAAACTCTTCAATTGATAACTCATTAATATAATTCTTACCAATATCATTATATGTAAAAGTAATGGTAGGATTATCAGATTTGGGCAAATCTAATTCATTTATAATGTATATTTTTGGTACTTGATTTTTATTAGTGTACTGTATTCCAATTATTCTAATTCTTTCAAATCTACCGTCATTAAATAATGTAGCTGACAATAGACACCCTTTGTCTGTACTTTCGTCTTTATTGTTTCCATTAAAGTTTTTAGATGAATTAGTGTTACTAGAAGATACAGGTATCATAGAACTTAGTGATGAAGTTGTAGTTTCACCGCCATGCACATTGAATAGCTAATAACAATACTGTACCATACCTGCTGGCAAATTACCAGAAGTCCATTCAATAAACTTAAATGGAGCAATAGTAGAACTTGGTAACAGATCAAAGTATGTACTATCTGTTATAGGACTAGTCTTACTAGTATTATATTTTTTCTATATGTTAATACATTTAATAGAAGTATTGCCATCAGATATATATACTTTACTAACATTATTAGATTCAAAGTTAGTGACAATAGATACATTATCTGTTACGTTTAACTAAGCCGATACGATCAGTGTCCAAGTTGGGTTAATGCTATTAAAGTCAGTTACTATCCAAAGATTATTAATTCTATTCTGTTCATACAATTCTTTAGTAAATACTATTCCACATTCTTCTACTTTTTCTTTATCTGTATTATACCATCTACTAACAGCTGTACCTAGTATATTTTCAGAGATTTCTAAACCTCCTAAATATTGTCTAATATCTTCTATATTCTATAGAATTCCAGTAGTTCCGGCATTATCTGTTAACAATCTAACATTCTATGCCCATCTATACTACTTGTCAGATAGCATAGTAATATCAGAATCTAGATTCATTCCTTCGAGAAATGTATTTACTTGGCTATTTATCTCCATAATCTATTATAATTCTAATTATAAATTTCTTGTCTATCACCAGTAGTACTAAAGAAAGTACGTTCTTCATCTATCTCTGGAACTAATGTATTCCATGTGTACTTGATATTACTCAAATCGTCCTAGTTCGGCATTAATGATTCTGCATATGCTTGTTTTCTATAGAAATTATATGATGTCTTTGCGTCAATATAAATCTATCTATGTACATCTCCTCTTATATATTTAATGTAAAGTATTTTCTATGCACAGTACCAGAAACAAGCTTCAAAGTAAGACTATACATCAGGTATCATAGGCATGCCATCCTCGTCAGTGTAGATAGCATGATATGAAATTTTTGCATATCCTTCTGGAACATTTGTAATGAGATATCCTGGTTTGACGTCATATTGTGGCGTATAACTGAAATTAGTACCATTAAAACTAGTGTGCTGTAATCTACCATTTTTGCTACAAACTGTATAATTATTAATTAATGCGCTAAGCGTCTATCTAGTATTGGTATCTTTATTAAGTATTTCTAATGCGTCTTTATCTTTAGTAATATTGTGAAGGTTCTTTACTAACGGTATTAATACATCATCGTGTATAATCATATTACAACAATCACAGTTATCTTTCTTATCATATACACTGAATGTACCTGTACTCTTTTTCATAGGTATCCAACCACCACAATCACATGTAGAGTAAGCTACACTATTCAATCTTTCTAAGTCACATGGTAACTTAGCCTAATAACCATTGATAGGTATTACTTCTACTTTATGATCTAGTTGATTAACAGAACCTATATTCATTAAAGCTTCTCCAATCCATTGACGTATATCTGTAATAGGTATTTCGGTTTCATTTAAACCTAAATCCGCGATTACTTTAGCAATCACGGCTTTACTACTTGTCATTTTATATATCATGGCTGCTATTCGTAATCGTGAATATTCTATTTAATTATTTGTGCTAAATGCCTTTTATTTGCTCTAGTAAGTACAATCTAATACTTACTTTTGTTAGACACTAGCATATCCTATTTATTCCAGTAAAGTCTATACTTATAGAATCCTGAGTGTTCGTTAAGTAAATAAGTAAGTTTACCTAATTCTTTTGTAGCTTTATAATCTATTCTAAGACTTCTACCATCTAAATGTTTAGGTTGTTTCTTTACTATTTGAATACTACCCATTCTATAAGGTAATTTAACTTCTTTACTTTCTTCTAATAACTAATCTCTTAAGTGATGAAAGTAATCTGTTACTATCTTTCTATAAGTAGTATAATCTATGTCATATACTGTATCTGGTTCTATACTACTTAAGTAATGATTATAGAATGAAGGTATAGTATAAGATACCGTTTTATTAGCTGATTTATTTAATTCATTCATCGTCTTATACTTCTGTTAACATTCTAATTCATTACATTCTAAGTATCATCCTTACTATCGTTAGTAGTATCAGATACTTGCTATCTCATAGTTAAGAAATCTTTAGTAAAGATTAACTACTTAACAGTTCCCCACATATAAGCTGGTAAAGGATATTCATCCTTATCTGGATTATAACACAGTTTATCTTCAGTAGGATCTTCAGCAATTATTTCTACATCAATATATTCTAACTAGTTAGCATCACCTTCTACATATATTCTATTACCTTTAACATATGCAATATAATCTTTACAGGTATACTTTCTATATCTCTAGAATTTCATTTTAGTTTCAGAACCTAATTGAATAATATTACCATAGGCATCTTTTACTGTTATTACTGAAGTAGTAAGTTTAGTACCAAGTAAAGTAGGTAATTCTTTATCTCCTTGGTATTCTGCATGACCTGGGTCTTCTTCTATTTTATCCAAATGCATGCGTATAGTCTAATAGAAGATCTAGTCTAATTGCTCTCCCTTATCTAACTTCTGTTTTAATAGGTAAGCTCGATATGTTTTAATCCACAATTCTATCTAGTATCTACTGAGCTTTTCACTCTCAGTAATCTAGTTGTTTCTAGCTTCTAATAGAATATCATCAATGAGCTCATTTAATGTCATATCTATATATTTAAATTATAATTATAATAGTCATAAAACGCATTTTAAGACTTACTGTAAATTTTTATAGTATCTTAGATACACTCCTTAACAGAAACTAATAGCCTTTCTTAAAAAGCTTTATAATAATTTTCCGAGCGAAGCGAAGGAACTCTGAGCGAAGCGAGGAAATATTATTACCATATATAAACAACAAAAGCTCGTCCACTATATAGTGAGCGAGCCTCGTAGAGGTGAGCGAACGTTGTGAGCGTTGCCGAGTATTATTTCATTGGAGCTGGTACATTAGGCATTGGTGGTTTAGGAAACCCTCCCATAAACATCTTCTTAGTATCTTCGATCATCTTCCTAATATCAGCAACATCGTTCTTTAAATCATTTATTTCTTTACTATTGTCAATAGTATTTGTTATTATAGGAGCTTCTACCTGCGCTTCTAGTTGATCTAAAATATCTTTACACTTTTCCATTTCTTCATCATACTTACTTGCAGCTTCTTTTTTAGCTTTGAACTCATTATAGTTCTATCTAACCATATTAGCTATTTCTTCTTTATTAGTAGCAACAGTAAGTCCTATAGAAGTATCATTGATGATTGAACGTTCAGCTGGTACTGATAGTTTCTTAGATTCCCCATTACAGCTAATGAATACATCAACTAGTTTACGTCTGCTCTATCCTGGTATTGGAAACTAACCTTGAGGTAAAGCTTCATCATAAGGATTTGAAACCTAAGTAATGGAACCAAGACTATAAACAGTAGTCTTTTTAAACGTTCCTAGAACTTCTAATACGTGCACGTGATCTCCTATTTTTAATTGACTAAATAACATAATTGAATTGGTTTTAGAAGGGCTACCTTTTATGGTAGCCCTATATTAATTTTAAGCTGCCGGAGTAGCTGCTGTTGGTATATGATTAACTACTTGGAAGATGCCTTCACATTTGTTAAAATACACTAGTAATCTATTACCATTTACTACATCAGCAGATGTTAACTAAACTCCAGTACTGCCAATCAATGGAATACCAGTTGTAGTAGCAGTAGCATTTTGAGTACTATTAGGATTAATAGAAACTACAAAAGCTTCTGAGCCAGTAGCTGGAACTTGTGAGATTCGCAGGATCATTAATCCTTCATTGCATAGTTGTTTCCAACGCCAAGGACAAATGTTATATACAACTGCTGAACCAGCTGTATCCGTAGTTACAGATATAGTACGCAGTGATGGAACTCCGTTACGATTTAATCTAGTTACTGGAAATCTACTAGATAACATTCTAGGAGTCCATTGCGAATAAGGTAAAAAATATGGATTCATAATTCATTATTTTATTAGTTTAATAATTAGCAACCACAATTGTTGCATCCACCTTCATATCCGTAGGGATAATTATATCCATATCCTGTAAGTCCTCCATTACACCCATAAGGATTACATGTAATATAAGCAGGTATTGGAGTAGGACGCAACTGATTTACGATGTTAGCAGTTTGAGTAGATTGAGACAAACCTAATTCAAGAGCTGATTTTTCAGCACGTAGTGTATCAATCTTATTCTGCATTTCACGCATTTCAAGTTGACAGAATTTATCGTTAATTATTTGAGTCTGCGCATCTATCTTAGCACCAATTACATTAAACTTACTAGCATTGTCTGTCATTAAGTTATTGAAACCGCCAGTAATAGCGTTCTATAAAGTATTAGTTTGCTGACAGATAGACAGTTTGTTATCAGCACTCATTTGAGTCAAGTTCAAATTAACAGAGTCAATTGAACGTTGAGTCTGGCAGCAGCAGTTAGCTAATTGAGAAGCCAAGTTAGCATTACCAGAAGTAATAGCATTAATTACTTCACAGCTAGCCAATTTAGTATCACAAGCAATCTGACTTACGCTAGTATTAATAGTATTCAAAGCTGTCTGTACAGCATTAATATCACAATTTAAAGTATTAGACAAAGAACTGATAGCATCTGTTACCTTGAATAGCCTGCATTAACAGACTTGTATTAGTATCGGTATTCAACTGAGAAGCAAGACGACCTTCTATGTCTTTGTCATTCAACCAGGCTTTTGCTAGTTCTACAAAGTACTTAATGTGATCACTGCTTGTCATAGTAACAACTGCACGATAATAGTCTGAACGTATCATGTTGAGAGCAACGTACCAATCATACTTGTTGTATTTCTCACCTTTCAGATTGATTCCGTACTGGTTAGCGATTGAAGTAGTTTCTTCTAAACTCCAATGTTCTCCACGAGAGCCATCTTCGTTTTCCATCTTAGAGACTGCTTTTAGTGCACATTCTTCATTGAAGTGTGGACCATACATAGCCTCATGACGCTCTATTTTCAGTCTTTCTCTCATTGCATTAATTGATTTAATTATTCGACTT